TGAAGTGCATCATCATATTGGTGGTGCTCTTCTTGTTATCAGCTGCTGAGAGTTTAGCTGATTGGTTTGCATCAGTTATTGATGGTGATGTATTTATTGGTTGCATTATTGGTGCAATTATTGCAGTTGTTGTGCTATCTATTATTAAACCTGATAAATTTGATTAAGCTATGAGTGATTACTATGAAGTTAATGGTGAAGATTCTATCGAGATTAATCCTTTTACTGAGGCATTATTAGATGAATTAGAATCTTAATGCATTAAGAGTAGTGCTATTAGTGCTACTCTTATTTTTTTTAAGACCCTACAAACTCCGTCTAATCAACACGACTAACACCCTTATTGTACTTGGCGGGCATGGTGCTTGTCTTAATAATTCTAAAACTTAACATTATGGCAAACGAATTAAAAACTCCGATTAGACATTCAGTTATTGGTGAAATCATTTCTGTTAAAGATATTAACAAAGATGACTACAAAGAAGGTAAATTCAAACATGATTGTAAGATTGTTCGTGTTGATCCTTTGAATGGTAGTCCTCTTGTTGATGTTTATATCACGAATGACCAATATAATCAATACGGTTTAGCACCTATTGTATTCGAAGGTAATGTGGTTAATTTCACTATTGACGAGAATATTGCTGGTGAAACTGGTTATATTGATCCTGATACTGAAGAGTGGACATATCATGAAAAGAGCTTCAACAGTTTCGCTGGTGCTGACAACGTTGGTTCTTTAGGTCTTATTGGTGTATTCGGTAAACTTGGTGTTGGTGCTGATATGGTATCTACGTTTATCAAGAGTATCGAAACTGCACGTTCTCAACGTAAAGCTGCTGTTAAACCTAAAGCTACTACAGAAGATGTGGCAACTAAGCAAACAGAAGATGCTGCTTAATTGATTCATAATAGTGCTGAGTATTCTCACTTGGCACTATTTACCCTTTTTATTGTTTAATAAACCGACTAATAAACATGAATGTACTTAATGTAATTTATAAAGATACAACTGTTAATATTAATCATTCTACTATTAACATTTATGAAGATTATATTCAAATCTTTTTCGTTAGAACTCAAGATAACGATTGCAAATTCTTTTGTCAATGGCTTGATGCTAATAGAATTGATTATGAAAAGAAAGAAAGAGATTCTTACACAATTATTAAAGTTGATACTAATATATTCAATTTAGATATTGCTGTTAAATCTCCTATTAAATCTTCAGAAGTATATAATAACTTCTATGATGCCATTTGTAAACGTGAACAGAATATCGCTAATGCTGAAGCTATTATTGCTAAATATGAAGAATATTCCGATGATAAGGCTAATGAAATTAGTAATATTAGTTCACGAAAACATTCTGATGAATATCACAAGTCTCTCGATAATACTTTACTAGAAATACTTGAATATACACATTGTAAATATCTAGAAATCGTTGCTTTAACTAAAGAACATCTTGATGTTTCACGTGGAACATTACCTGTTGTCGATAAACTTAAAGTTGCTTATCACGTGTCAGAATTGTTCAGTAAAGATGACTATAGAAAGCTGTTGTATATTCAAAAGTATTTGAATAATAAATCGAAGTTGTCTAAGCAAGAAGAGCAGTATTTGGAGATGTTATGGAATTTAAATGACTATGAATATCCAGAAGTAGTTAAAGAAGTAGAAGCAATAGGACGAGAAAAATTCAATGAGTATTACGATAAAGCGTTGAAGTTTGTGGAAAAGGATGAGGATTTGAAAGAGAATATAGAAGAGAAATTGAATAAGTTTTATCAATAGTGTTGAATAAAATTTACAATAGTGTTGAAAGGAATACTACATTAGTATAGCAGATGGGGTGATTAGTGTTGAAAGGAATACTACATTAGTGTTGAAAATAGTTGACAGAATTGTAGCAGCATCTTCAAAACCATCTTCAAAACCATCTTCAAAATGACCTTCAGAAAGCGCAATGCGACAGCAAAGTTCTTCAAATTAGAATTAGAATTTAGCAAACCTATAATCACAAACAGCAAAAAGTATAGAATTAACATCTAAATTTGCGTAAATAAAAGATTCGAATTATTATCAGAATCAATTAGAGTTCTTCAAATTAGAATCAAAGTTTAGCAAATCGAATATCTATATCTATAAAAAGTTTTAAAAAACCGTAGAAAAGATGTAATTGATATAATAGAGTAAGCATTTGCATTATTAGTATTAATTCCGCAAAATTCTGCATAATAACTTTAATTGTTTCAAATCTAGAATACTCAATATCAAATAGAATTGAATTAACATCTAAATTTGCAATAATAAAAGTCTTAAATTAGCATTAGAATTAATTCTAATATATCTTGAATCAATGCAAAATTTAGTGAATCTATTAATAACATATCTATACCAATTATAATATTGAGTATAGAATGTGAAGTATAGAGAATACTTAGAACATTTGCAATTTCATTAAAAATTCCGCAAAATATCATAGTATTATTCACGTAAATTCAAATATCATTACCATTAACCTCAAAACAAACATCAAATGAGAAATTAATATAATTAGAAACAAAGAATATACCTCTAATACTATTCGAGTTCAAACTCATAATTATTTAGGTCTTCATAACACATTATATACGAATAAGAATAGATATTAGAGGTATTAATAGCATACGTATTATCTTTACGTATTTAGATTCATATAATATTTTAAAATTTAAGTGACATGAATTAGCATTAGTTATCATAGAATCTCTAATGCTACTATTTTTAATTGTAAATTTAGCATCTATGATAGTATATATTAAAGACAGAGTATCAGAAGAAGTTATATTTAAAACTAACGAAGTATCTGTAGTATATGGAAACGAATTAATATTCAAAAGACAGAAAGCATCTAAGATATTAGCTGATGCTTTAAGTAATTCGATATTATTCTTAGTACATAGAGAAGCATCACATTTCATATCATATACAGCAGAAATAGATCATTCTATTGTAACATTAACTAAAAACTTAATTGCAGTAGTATTTGATTTAGATGATGTTGAGTATAATAAGAAATACTTAGAATATATGTATATTTGTAATAAATTCATCAATGAGATCAAGAACACTTCGAATAGTAGTCTATGATAGAGAAAGAGAATGGTTAGTTCCAAAAACTACATTCATATCATGGGTAAATGGACAATTAGTGATTCAATCAGCAACATCAAAAACAAGAGCTGAAATACAAGGATTTTTACGTGAAAATAATATACGTGTAGTAGAACTTGTAGATTCAAAAGAATTAATAATTGATCCATTAGAACTTGAAGAACTATCAATATCTGAAGCAAATATATCAACATCAGATTTATTAAATAGTATTCATGATGAAGAATTTTAACTTAAAGATTATCATTTATGACTTTAAGAATAACTGTAGAATGTGCAACGTATAACGTAACAATAAATATCATATGTTCACAAGATGTAGAAGTATCACAATCAGACACAGATATTACAATTCTAGTAAGATCAATGAAAGTAAGGGAGAAGATAATATCTTTTTTCAAGTTTACACGTATAGCAGTAAAAGAGAGTCCTGTATTGCATAAACTTGTAATACCAAAAGAACCAAAGAAAGTATTTGTAAAATTAATATGAGTTTAGATGAGCTTTGCAGTCCCCGGTAGGAGGATTGGACTGGTCAAGAGCGGAATCTAGCTCATACATTAGTTTCACCATTAGAAATAGCATTATTACATTCATGAGAAAGACATTCGTAACTCAAAGAGAAATTAAACGTCATATTAGACGTATAGCTGCATTAGAAAAAATGTTTTACATTATATCTTTCTTTGTAGCACCATTTGTATTTTATATTGCTGCAAGGCATAAGTATCTATTCGATGATGTAGATGATGAAGAATTGCAGTTATATTTAGATGCAGAACGAAGATATGCTATTGTAACTATAATATGGTTACTATCAATAATAGCAATACTCTTATTAATTGTAATTGTAAAGATTTGACCGCCATATATTGAGAATTGAGCCTTTGTCTATCGGGGATGAACTCTAACTCATCTCCGATAATTCAAGGTCTATATAAGCCAATGCAAACGTTTTAAATGACATTTGCTAGGCTTACTCTAGTATAGGTTGAATTAAGTAAATAAAAAGTAAACGTAAAATTCAATGTTAGTAGTAGTAAGTGCAATAGAAAAAGATAGCATAGATTCAACAAAATGTGTATGTTTATCTGATGTAGCGGTTATAACTGAAGATTCAGGTATTATAATATTAGCTTTTAGTACTTCAATAGCATTAATGACAGCCCTTGATACAGTATATGATGCTGATATTACTCCTAAATCAGTAACATATTATAACGTACAATTCAAGAAAGAAAATATAATAGCAGTATTAGTTTAAATTATGACTAAAGATTCGTTATGTTGTAAAGTATATCTCTCACGTATAGAAGAAACAAATGAGATATTTCAAATAGAAATAAGATGTAGTAATGAATTACATTATATATTCATGGCTTCATTATTAAATGTATTGAAGATACCACATACAACACATTTTCCTACATTCTCTTATTTCTTAAATCCATCAGTATCAATATTAAAACAATTAAACGTATGGAATACTCAAAAGAGTTCTTAAAAGAGTTTAAAGTTAATACAGGACAAACGTATATTGTTGTACCTGTAGATGGAAAATTACATGAAGTACCATTAAGCAGAAAAAATACAAACAAAAAGTATTTTACAATGGTTCGAGCAGAAGAATCACCTATAAGAGAATTTCAATGTTCTGCAATGGAATGTGATTTTAAACATTTAGATGATTGTATAGGTTGTCGTTGTTTGCCGGGAGGACGCAAAGACAATAAAGCAGTAGTATTTAAAATAGAATATATATATCAAAAATCATGATTCATTTTATTTTAATTTTATTCGGATTAGGAACATTAGTTGCAGTAGGAGTAACAATATGGTATGTATTAGTAACATTCATAAATAGTCTACATAATACCGATGGTTTAGTATTTGTAATGATAAGTTTTACAATAGCTGTATTACTTATGTTATTTATGGCAGTATTCGCATTTATATTTGAGTCTTTATGCATATCATTTGGAGCAATACAAGACTTAGCTGTATCGATATTAGCATAAACATAACTGATTGAATGTTAGGTTAAATCAAATTTAATGCTTATATTTGTACCCTTAATTTTATTAATGTTGTTAATGTAATTATTAATCATTTTGAAAATCATTCTTATATTATGGCGAAAAAAGAAAATCTAAAGGAATTTGTTATTCAACAAAGTGATATTGATAAAGCTCTCAAATATCACTTAGCTAAAGCTGTTAGTCATAGTAATCCTACAAGTAAGGATCATTCTGACTTAGCTAATCATCTTAATCGTGAGGAATTTTACAGTTATGTTATTGAAACTGTAAAATGTAGAGTACGTCCTTATGATGGATTTAGAAAGATTCTTGAACCTGTTATAGACAGCTTGTTTTGTGATAAACCTTCTATTTCTATTAAAATGGTAGATGCTGAAGGTGGTATTACTTATAGAACTGCAAACTGTAATGGTCTTAAATAAATGAGGGGTGAATGTAATAATTGCGAAACTAGGCAACGTTTGGGTAGAGATCCTCGTTGTCTAGTTTGTATTTACTTCAATGCTGCAATATTTAATACAGGTATTCCAAATACTACAGTTGAGCACCAAGAAACTAAAGTAGAAAAAGCTATTAATGACGCTAAAGAACTCAGACGTAAACTTAAAATTAATAATAAACCTATTGAAGTTAAAGATGTTAAGAAAGTAATTGATTCTATTAATTATAGTAAGTCTTTTACTCAAATCTGTAAAGATAAATCTAAACATTGGAAAGAACTTGGATTAGATATTGAAGAAGTGTTTGCAATTAAAGAGGATACTATAAATGATATTGATAATGCTGAAGAAGTTAAAGATTGGTATTATTTTATATTCCCTAGTGTAAATAAATTTAGAAGTAAATATGTTCGCATTTATGGAACTAAAATATCAACGAGAAGTACTATTGAGAGAAAGTGTCCTGATTTAGATTATATACAATATGATTCTAAAGAATGGATAACTCCTGCAAAATATACTAATCGTAAACCTTGTGATTGTTATACAGAATGGATGCTATAGATGCTCTTAAACATATTCAACAGATGGTTCTTGCCTATAGAACTAAACAAGGTTGTAAAACTACTATTTGTCCTAAATGTTTTAAGCATACATATACTGTATCTCCTGATGATAAAATTAAAGTTTGTGTCGATTGTGGTTATTATGAGTTAACTAAGAACGGTAAAACTCAAATTTATGAAGGCGAAGGTGTATTTGCTTTAAATCATAAAGATAATGGTGGTATATTTCCCATTGAAAAAGGGAATTTTGAAGCTTGTCTTAAAGATATACTTATGGTTATCTCTGAAAAACTTCATACAAATCTTGATAATGTTGATGATTGTATTTTGCATTCTATTAAAAATGGAAAGGTTGTTACTATTGATTTTAAAGGTATGTTATAAATTCTACAAAGCTCCGCACGCGACCAGTCCTATTTCCCTACTGGGGTTTGCTGAGTTCCATAATGTGTAGCTTGTAATACTAAAACTAATATTATGATAGATATTGATTTTAATATTGGCGATAGAGTTATTACTTCTAGAGGAATCTATGGTACTGTAATTTCTATTGATAGAAATGCAAATACATCTCAAGTAAATATTGGTAATAAAACTGTCACACTGTATAATAATCAATTATGGTCTATTAGAAATAGAATTTCTGTTGTTTGTTATTATACAGATGGTTATGAAAATTATAATAAGCTAATTACTTTACCTAAACAATTTAAATTATATGACTTTACTAAGCCATTAGATAATGAATTGTTAGATTATTGTAAAAAGGCTATTACTAAAAGTGTTAAAGGTATTTTTACTATTACTAAAATTGAAATTTAAATATATGAAAGCAAATCTTACTTATTCTATTATTTCTGCTGAATTAAAGCAAGGAATGTATTTATTAGTCAATGATCATCTTGGTTATATTAGTAGAATGAATGCTGAAAAAGCTATTATTTCATTCTATTATGAAGATGGCAAAGTGATTAAACTTGGTAAACAAGAAATGACTCGTGAAGATGCTATATCTACTTATAGTACATCTGTAATTAAATTGATCGCTATTGTTGAAGGTAATCCTGTTTCTATAAATCATCAAAATTATAAGAAAATATTCTCACCTATGCTTACATTTGAGAAAGGTGCTGATGAATCTTATATTTCTCAATTCATTAAAACTAAAGAATGGGCTAATCCTATTTATGGTGATATTTCTCCTGTTTATTCTATGTTGAAAGTGGGAGATATTGTAAATATTATAAGTTTACCTATTGTAGACGCTTATAGTCTTTATGATCCTATGAAACGTCTTGTTAGAGTTAAATCTAAAAAAGGTAATTCTAAATATATTGTTGTTCGTATGGATAATGAATGTGAAGATGATTTTGAAATTACAGTAAATCGTACTGATGTTGTTTTAGGTGATAAAGATAAATATGATTTATTCAATATGAATTTTGATGCATTAAAGAATCTAGTTGCAAGTGGCGAAGCTAAAACTGTTGAAGCTAAAGGTAGAACTCAAAAAGAACCTAATCCTAATGGTAATGCCTTTTATCGTATTCATAAAAGTAAATGGCATGCTACTTATGATAGACTTCCGGGAAATGATTATTATCAATGGCTTGCTGTTCGTGATGCTAATGATTCAGAAAATGAAGCAAGACTTGTTGTTCCTATATCTATTCCATTAACTAATATTCCTAAACATCAATTTAGTGGATATGATAATGAATATTGGATTCCGGGTACTATTCGTGAAATGGATAAAGCTAAAGCTGATGGTAAGAATTTTGTTCCATTTAGAGAAGGTCTTCCTATTTTTGGTAAACTTACTGAAACTGTTATTGATGGTAAGACGTTTACTTATTTCCTTCTTGATAATGTTAAACAAGAATCTATTAATCATTACATCTATAAGCATCGGGACATTACCGAGGAACGTCGGAGTGAATTAACCATTAACAAGCTCCCTACGCTTTAATACAAGCTCGTAGAGGCATTTTTGTATTGAAATAAACCAATTGGTTCACTTTAATACAAAGTGTCTCTATGGGTCTAAAATGAGCCAAAATGAGGATAGTTAAAATTGAAGTGCCTGTTTATAGGTATGCTGAACTTAATGATAAGGCTAAAGAAGTTGTTAAAGATCACATTCTTAGTGCCACACGTGATGCTCAAGGTTTTACTGATTCTGTTAAGCATAATCTTGATGTTTTAGGCATTGAAAAAGCCGAGGTTTATTATAGTCTTGGTAATTGTCAAGGAGATGGTCTTTGTTTTACCGGTAGTATTACGTGGAATAAAGCTATTGAGATTTTTTATATTAAAGAGAGTATTGCTAAGCTAGATAAAGATTTTATTAAGTCTTGTGAAGATTGTATTTATTCTATTAATTTTTATAAATTTGATAGAATGTATAATCATTGCAATACAGTTACTGTTGAATTTGAAGATAGTAGCTGGATGTATGCTGAGGATTTTACTAAGCTTAAAGATATATTTCTTACTTGGTATAAAGCTCTTTGTGGTAAGTTTGAACATCAAGGTTATAAATGGTTTTATGAGATTAGTGAAGAAGATGTTGTTGAGTATTGTGATAATAACGATATAGAATTTACAGCTAATGGAGACGTCTTTGTTGAACCTACTTAAACCTTATGAAGATATTAGTATTGCTTTTCAACGTTATCTTCTCCAAGTCACTAATGGTAGTGGTAATTTTATTGAGTTTGCTACTACGTTATCTTGGCGTATGCAATTGGGAATGGTTCTGGAGTTTCTCGATATTGTTTATGATGTCACAATTTCTATATTCCCTAACGGAGGAGCTGTTATCAAAAGTATTAACGGAAGACAAATGGTTGCTGATGTGTATACAACTACTGAACCTGTCCACCCGCTTGTTCGTTATTACAATACTATTGATGTTGCTTGTAAATACATTTTAAAGCCTTTTTAATATGATTAAAATTAAACTTGTTGGTCAAGAGCTTAGTGGTAATCTTTATATTACTGAAAGAGGTACTTATATTATGGATACAAATTTTTCTAAGAGTAAAGATACATCTCGTATGAGTTTGCATACTCTTAGTTGGAATAATCCTGATGGTGAGCCTAATAAAGCTCTTAAATCTGATAAATTTGTTGTTGTAGATGAGTTCTGATTTTAATAAAGATGCGCTATTTAGGTCTGCCAAACGTATTAACGTTTCTTATTTTAAAGAACAACAAGAAGATGCTATTAATGCTATTTGGCAATGGTGGCAATCACAATCCATAAGTTTTACTCTTAGTGGTTATGCCGGTACTGGTAAAACTTTTATCATGCGTCATCTTGTACGTTATTTGATAGTTGAAAAGGTTTGTGTTACAGCTCCAACTCATAAAGCTCTTCGAGTTCTTGAAAATAGTTCTGGTAAGAAAGGTATGACCATTCAATCTCTTTGTGGTCTTAGACCTGATGTAGATATTGAAGATTATAACATTGAGAATCCTTCTTTTAAGGTTATAGGTGAACAGAAAATGAGAGGTTATAGACTTGTCATTATTGATGAATGTTCTATGATTAATCCTGGTCTGTTTAATCTACTCATAAAGACGGCTATTCAGTGTCGATGTAAACTTCTATTCTTAGGAGATGAACTTCAGATTCCTTATGTTGTTGCTAAAGGAAAAGGTGAAGAAGATACTTATAATCGTATTAGTCCTTCTTTTACTCATACTGATCATCAATTTCGTTTAACTCAAATTGTTCGTCAAGAAGCTGGTAATCCTCTTCTTGAATTATTTGGTATTATTCGTTCTGATTTGATTAATAATACTCAAAACTTTTATCAATATATTATTGATCATCGTGAAGAAGTTAATGCTACAGGTGAAGGTTTTACTATTTTAAATAAATTTGATTTTCGTACTAAAGTTATTGAAATGTTTAGTTCTGATAATTTTAGTAGAAATCTTAATTATGTTAGACTTATTGCTTTTACTAATAAGTGTATTGATTTTTGGAATACTTTTATTCGTGATGGTGTTCTAAATAATCCTCAAGGTATGATAACAAAAGATGATATGTTTACTGCATATCGTACTGTATTTGACGAATATAAATCTCCTATTATTATTAATAGTGAAGATTATATTGTTCATGATGTACGTTATTATGTTGCAGATAATGGTCTGGCTTGTTATTGTATTACATTAAGATCTGCTTTTGATGGCAAAGTTACCCCTATGTTTAAAATCATTGATTTTTGGGATTCTGCTAACATGGATAACTTTGGTGCTATGATTAATGCTATTCATTATAAAGCTCTTACAGGTACTGAAAGAAGTCGTTGGTTTAGATACTTTAGATTTAAAGATATTCATCTTACTATGACTGATTTTAGACTTAATGCTGCTAATAAGAATAGACTTGTTACGAAAGATATTGATTATGGATACGGTATTACTGCCCATAAATCACAAGGCTCAACATTTGAAAATGTATGCATTGATTTAGATGATATTATTTATTTTCAAACTAAATGGGGTAAACGTATTCGTCGTAATCCAGCAGAAGCTCTTAGACTTCTTTATGTTGCTATGAGTAGAGCTACTAAACACGCTTATTTAAAATTATGAGTAAAGGTATTAGAGTTAGTGAAAAACATGGAGTTAATCCAAGTATTACTATTTGTCCTATTTGTGGTAAAGAAACAGGTATTGCTCTATTAGGTAAACTTAAAGGAGATAAAAAAGCTCCTATGAGAATGTTAAGTGATCCTTGTGATGATTGTGTTTCTAAATTAGGTGATGATAAAATTTGCATTCTTGCTGTAAATGAACAAGATTGTTGTGTAAATAATATCATTATTAATAGATCTTCAATCAATATTCCTGTTAAAGGATATATAGCTCTTATGAAAGAAAATGAGTTTAATGACGTATTTAAACATTAAATTATGCTTACTAAAGAAGAACAAATTCAAAATATAGATAAGCTCTTTGTTCTTAAAGAATGCTGGGCTGGATTTTGTGGTATGGGTAGTAATCAACGTATTATTAATAATCGTTGGATGGTTCCTATTACTTGGGTAGCTGAACAATGTTCTATGAGTCCTGTTCAAGTTCTCGAAGAACATTTATTTGCTAGTGGTTTAAATGTTGATAGTGTTGGTAAAATGGATTTCTTAAGAGAATATGCTAATAAAAAAGGATATGATCTTACGGCAGTTGTTTGTTCAACACTTAGATATGAAGATGGAAGTATAGTTTATGCCGATACAACCGAAGCTAATAGGAAGTAATACGACTGAATATAAATATGTTCCTTCAAAAGGAAATGAATTTCTTTGTAAACGTGTTACTTATCAAGAATATAAAATGGATTATGATATTACTTCTGATGAATATGATGATCTTGATATTGGTTATGAAATTACATATACATTTGGAGTTTTATTTATTCCTGAAATTATGGCTCTTGATATGTTTGATATTCAAGATTGATGCAAAGTGTTGCACGCTTCCACACCTTGTCCCCTACTGGGGTTTTCTAAGTTTTACTAAATATTATTTATATGATTATTACACAAGAAGAATATAATGTGTTAGGAGAAGCTGAATATATGATTGATGATATTCTTATTTTAGCTACTCCAATTACTTATGGTAATTTCTGTGATGCTAATGGATTTGTATCCAATAGATATTCTCCAAATGTGGAAGGATATGATGTTGTATTTTGTTATACACAACATATTTTTATGCCTAGACATTTATTTGAAACTATTTCTAGTAAAAGTGAGTATTAGATGACAAATAGATTTTCTAATATGTTTGATAATGTTTCTGATAATCAACATGAAGATGAATATTGTGATAAATGCGAGTTATGTATAAGGAACTCTCTAATCCCCAGTAGGGGACAAGGACTGGAAGGGAGCGGAACTATTATGCACTTAGTTACTGCTCCTAGTCCTGCTGATAGAAAGACTAAATATATTCTTAGTGGTCGTACAGGTGCATTTATTAGACGTATTCTTGAAGATAAGAAATTACTTGCATTATCTTATATCACTTCTGTTGTTAAATGTGGAACATATCAAACTGTAGATAGTAAAGCTATTACTGAATGTTTTCCTAGACTTCAAAAAGAAATTGTTAGAGTTGAACCTAGTATGTTTATTACTTATGGTAAAGATCCTTATTTTATTATTAGTGGTGGTAAGAAACTTCCTAAAAATGGTGAAGGAATTGATATGCTTCCTAATGGTAAAATTCATATTTATACTATAAGTCTTGAACAAATGCGTAAAATTAACGATTATAGTTATCTTGATCGTGCATATGATACTGCGGTTATTGCTTATCGTAAATTTGTTAATCAATGGGTTATTCTTAAATGAATGCTAAATCTCCTACAACTAGTTGGATATACGATTTGGAAATTTATCCGAATTGTTTTATGGCGTCTTTCATTCCTTATGGTATTCCTCAAGATGTCATTAATTTATATATTGCTGCGGATATTGCGAAGAATGTACAAGATAAAAAAGCAATTCTTGATGCTATCGGTGCTAAGACGTTTATAATATTTCGTGCATGGCGTGAAGATGAATATGAGCGTCAAAACTTTACACCTGCATCTTGGAATGATTCTAATAATATTAGTAGTGGTATTGAGGGTCTATATATGTTTTTTAAAACTCATAAAATTATCATAGGTTATAATAGTTTTAACTATGATATGACTATGCTTGATATATTTATTCATTATGCTCCTACATTTGATTGGAAGACTGGTCTTCGAGAAGATGTTCATGGTATAAAACAGCATATAACTGAATTTATGTTTGAGCATTCTCAAAAAGCTGTTGATAGAGATATGGGTGGTAAAACTTATAGACGTCTTCTTGATTTCTATAAAGGTCGTAGATATTTTCGTCCTTTTACTGATTTTGATATTCAAAAGATTCTTTATCTTGATGCTACATTTGTTGCACTTAAAGCTGTAATGATTGTACTTAAATGGTATCGTATTCAAGATTTACCTATTCATTGGAGTTATCGTATTAAAAGAGAAGAAATAGAACTTGTCACAGATTATAATATTAATGATGTTCTAGGTACTGATGCTCTTGTTAAAAATCAACAGAAAGAACTTGATCTTCGTGCTAAGCTAAGTGAAATGTATGGTATTGATTTACGTAATATGTCACGTAGTTCTATTGGTAAAAATCTTATGACTAAGTTCTATTCTGAATGGTCAGGTATGCCTTCTTATGAGTTTGTTGATCTTAGAACTGAACGTAGTGCTGTGCCTATTGGTAAAGTTGTCAAAGATAGTATTCAATTTAAGACTCCTTTTTATAGAAAGATTCTTGAATCTATTCAGAGATATAGTATTTATATTGGTCTTGGTAGTCCTAAGCAAAGTGAACTTAAACGTGAATCTATTGCTAATGGAATCGTTGTTACTACGTGGAGGAAGAGCTTTCAATCTTTAGAATTTCTTTCTCATGATAAGGGTTATACGATGGCAAAAGGTGGTCTTCATAGTAAAGATGATCCTCGTGTCATTTGGGCTGAATCTGGTGAAATTCTTGCTGATCCGGACGTAGGTGATGTGGCGTCCTAACTTCTCTAACTGCGGGGATAATTTATAACTAATACTACTAAACATCGTAGTAATATAGATGTGGCGAAAGGTAATGCTCTAGGTATAGTAAAAAGGTATTAGTGTTTTTGAATCCGCAACGAAGCATCTGATTACAGATGTGTGTTCATCGACTATCGCGAAAGCGAGTACTCCTACATTTAGTAGTGGGGAAACGGGAAGAATTAACTTTATAGATACAGAGTACATAGAAGTTTCAGGATTTCTTTGTATCTTTATATTATTAATTTTAAAAATGATATAGATATGAAAGATTTTATTAGAGAAACTGACAATGTTACTTATGGTACTTTTAGTCATCTTGCTGGTATGGGTGTTTATCAGATTAGATGTAAGTCTGAAAACAAAGCTTATATTGGTAGTTCTAGTAATTGTCAAGAAAGAGTTCAAAAGCATTTTTCTGAACTTAGATTGAATAAACATACAAATAAAAGACTTCAAGCTGCTTTTAATAAATATGGTTTTGATGATTTTATTTGTAGTATTGTTATGTATGTTAATGATAAATATAATTTATCTGAGGTTGAAACTAATTATCAAATTAAACTCGGTATTGATAATATATATAATGATAAAATTACTGGTTATTATATGACTGATGAATTGAGGGAAGCTATATCTAATGTTGATAAAAGCTCTCATAAAACAGAAGAATATAGAGCTAGAATGGCATCTCTTAGACAAACTCAAAAAATTGCTAGATGCGATTATGCTACTGGTAAAATTCTTTTTGTTTATGAGAATTTTCATGCTCTTCAAAAGATTAACCCTCAAGTCAAACGTAGTACACTTCTTTCTGCTTGTAATGGTAATAAGAAATCGGCTTATGGTTATAAGTGGAAATATGTTCCTTTAGATACTCCTACAGGCGAGTATCATGAAGTTAGTTAAGATATAGTCAGTCGAGCTATTGGTACTATGCTCATGCACATCAATGTACCCTAGTTTCATCGTCGAATATGGTGTTGCACCTCATCATTTATCTAAAGAAGTCTTTATTGGCATTGTTAAATGGTTACGTGAAACTCGTGTTGAAGCTAAACATACTGGAAGAAAGTTAGAAGCTGATGCTCTTAAAATTGTGATTAATCGTATTTATGGTGCTTTAAATGATGCTATGGATTATCTTTATGATCCTGAGTGTACTTATACCGTAACGATTAATCTGCAATTATTACTATGTAATCTTATAGAAGCATTTGAACTTAATAAATTTGAAGTTCTTTCTGCTAATACAGATGGTTTGCTTATAAGACTTCCTATTGATCGTAAAGGCACATTTGATCATATTTGTAAAGAATGGGAAGAATATAGTAAACTTACTCTTGAAACTGAGAAATTTGAAAAGTATTGTAGAAGTGCTGTTAATGATTACATTGCTGTTGGATATGGTTTCTATGATGCTTTGCAATCTTATAATCGTAGCGGTAGTTGGATAGATAATAAAGGTAATGTTTATACTTCTAAAGCTGCAATTGAGGATAAATTTATTAAATATAAAGGTTATTTTCTTCAAGAACCTGAATATAATAAAGGTTATGAATATCCTGTTGTAAAGAAAGCTCTTAAAGAATATTTCCTTTATGGTGTTGATATAACTGAATTTATTAAAAACTATATTACTACTTCTAAAACTGCTATTTACGATTATTGTTTTAGTCAAAAAGTTGCTAGTAAATATACAACTATTTATAAGACAATTAAAGATGGTAAACCTGTTTGGCTTAAATGTCAAAAACATAATCGTTTTTATATTTGTAAATCTGGTGGTGGTGCTATAACAAAAGCTATTGTTCAAAATTCTGATAATATAGCTTATGGAGAAGATATTAGCGATTGTGTTATAACTGATGAGAAAGCTCTTGTTGCTGGACAGAAAGTAGCTTTGTTTAATGATTATGAATACAAAGATGATTATAATATTCACTTTGGATTTTATATCAATGAAGCTAATAAGATTCTTTATGGTAACGGTAAAACTGGTAAAGGTGAACGTAGAGGTATTAATAATAATAGTAGTAATTTGTTTGGTTGGTAAGATATGAAACGTGATAGGGCTTTAGTTTATAAAGCATTTTATACGAATAGATTTACTGCTAATAAAGCTGTAGCTGTTATGTATTTACATGATGCTTTAGATGATTTCTTTGCTAAATATCCTTTTAATAGTAAAGATATTAAAGATTATGATCATAATCAAATGAGTAAACATATTGTTTTTGATCTATGTCGTATTCTTGGTGATGCTGGTTATAGATTATATGAATTATTAACTGATTATATTGATGATTTATATAATCGTAATGAAATTGAAATGTGTGCTAGAGCTATTTCAGAAACTATTAAATTAGCTGATGTTAATTAAGATGTATGAAAGAATATAATATTTCTGAAAAATATAAGCGTATTTATCAAGGTATTCTTAAATGGAAACAAGCTGGTTATAAAGGTTTATTTCAATATACAGAACGTATTGATATTCCTCTTGTGATTAGTGAAGTTATTCAACATGTAAATTTACAACAATATGAATCTGATGTTGAAGCTTATGTACATATTGTTGTTTCTAATAATTCTATTAAGGATGCACTTCGTAAATATGTAACTTCATCTTCTATTATAATTGAAGATGCTAATAGTTTTATACAACGTATTACAACTAAGTATAAAGGTAAAGATCTTTTATATTGTGATACATTTATTATGCTTGATTGTACAAATAGTGTTTATCATGATAAAGATACTTATTTCAAGAAAATGAAGAAAGTAGCTGCTGATAGATTTTTATTTGTTACTACTAAAAAGATTCCTGAGAATATGTTAAAAGTATTTACTTCTCTTGGTATTCCAGTTGTTGATATTATAACTAAAGGTGTTGCTTTAAAAGAAGGTTGGATTTCTCCTTATGTTATATATAATGTTGGAATTGATTTTACCAATAAGGAAAAAGAACTATATAAACAGCTTACTGAGCAAATTAGTTCTATGCTTTCTATATTTAAAGGTAAAGCTAAGATGGTTAATTACGAATTTAAAAAGTTTACTCATCTTAGAATGGATATGGTTGAAGATGATATGGCTTTAATTAAAGCTTGTCATCAAGGTGTTAATTATGTGAATAATCTAACAGATAAAGTTGAGCATATTCATAGTGAAACAATACGTTCTATGGTTGCAGAGATTATGGGTTGGAAAAAAGATCTTGATCTTTCTAATGACTATAATAAGCAAGTAGAAATGTATTGGAATCCTGATAATATTCTTACACGTACTAAAGCATTTACTGATGCTATAGAAAAGCGTTTAGAATTATATAATAATAATCTTAATAAACGAGAAGCTATTGCTGCTATTATTAAGAATATTAAAGGTAAAGGTCTTGTTCTAAGTAAGACTCGTTCTATTACAAATTATGTTGAAACTTTAGATCATTGTATGTGTTGGTATAAAGGTATATCTTCGAGAATATGTTATGATTTTCAAGGTAATCCTTATTTATATGCTAGTGGTGCTAAGAAAGGTGAACCTAAAGTATTTGGTGAAGCTGGTATTCGTAAAGAATGTCTTAAACATTTAGAACATGGTGATGTTTCAATTATTGCTACTGATGAAATTGCTAATTCGGTTTTTGATGTGGATGAGCTTACTACTATTATATGTACCTCTCCATATTGCAAGCCATTTAAGACTATATCAGACGACAAAATCGAACGACCATATATAAATAAGCCTATCTTAATAATATGGCTTTATATGCGAGATTTCACACTTAATTCAGACGATTATAAAACGTCAAAGGAGAAAGAAAAGCTGGTTGATGCACAACGTAGTTTTACTACTGATATTGTGTGGGCAAACAGCATTAAAGATGTTAAATTTTAATTTTTTGCTGATTTAGTTAAAACTATTGTTGCTAATATCAGAATTAATATCTACTTTTACCAATGGAAAATAAAGACAACAAATCAAACGAAATGAGTGAAGAAGTTATTACAAATGATGCTACGAAAGACGGTGCTAATGCAAGTGTAGTTAAAGCTGATTCTACTAATGCTATTGCACAAGCAAATAAAGATGTAATTACTCGTAATCTCGCTGTTCTTGGTGAATATAGAACTTTTGCTGAAAGTTTAATTAATACTGATCTTGGTGCGAGATTTAAAGAAAATGTTGTTAAAGATGGAATTGCCACTGAAGTTATTAACATTGATAACATGGTTACTTGTTTATTAACTGGGCAAGAATTAGGTCTTTCTCCGATGACTTCTCTCGCTTATGGTCGTAATCTTAATCTTGATGCAATTCAAAAGGTTGAGTTAGGTAAAACTCTTGGTCTTAGTGTTACTGCTTCTTTAAAGAATATTTTCTGTTTTGAAAGTGGTGGTACTAGACAAGTTTATACAGGTATCAATGTTGTTGAAGGATGTCTTAATAAACATCATATTGATATTGATATTGATGAAGATTTTGTTCCTGTGTATAAATATTTCAATTTACAACTTGATAAACCTATTATTAAATTTAATCCTGATCGTCATATTGATGTAGACGAATACAATGATGATTATGTTAGAGCTGCGATGGCTGAAAAAGGTATGGTTCCTGTTAGTCGTGTTATTGACACTTATCGTACTACTGTTTCACTTATTAGAAAAGGTAAGAAAACTACTATTTCTTATACTCTTCAAGAAGCTATAGATGCAGGTCTTAAATCGGGTAAACATTCTATAACTGGTGCTGATGTTAAAGGTAAAGATAATTGGGATAAACATACACGCGCTCTTATGAGAAAAATGGCAATTATGCTTGCTGCACGTATTTGCGCTAATGATATTCTTAATGGTATGTATTGTGATGTTGAACTTAAAGATGTTAAGTCAATTAATGATGATACTATTGATATTCAATATGTAGAAGCAGATGATAACGCTAATTATTAAAAATTAAATACCGTTTGTGGTAATTGTATTGCAAACATCTATCTTACATAAACTATTAATAAAGTTAAAGTCATGGAAAAAATGAATTTTGATTTCTTGAAAGCTGGTATCAATGAAGGTCGTTTTGAAACTGTAGCTAAAGCTGCTAAAGTAAGTGATGAGATTCGTCCAGAGCTTGTTGTTAATATCTCCATCAATAAGATGTGTATTAACGGTCTTGCTTCTAAAATGTTGAACATTGAAACAGGTGACTATATGAAAGCTATGGTCTTGACTGCTGATCAATGTGAAAACGATATTAATAAGAAGTTCTTCATCATGGTATCTAAAGTAAAAACTGATGATATGATGACGTTAGCTGCTGTTGGTAAAGCTAAAGGAACTGGACGTAAATTATTCTGCTCTTATGCCGCTTGTTACTCACAATTCTTGCAGAATACAGTAGATGCGCAAGCTATCACCGCTGATAAGTTAGCTGAGCTTGGTTATGCTTACGGAATTGATAAGAAAGATTCTGAGGGTAAACCTTATACTAAGTACACTGCAAATCGTGAAGTTCACTACGAACTTATTGATACCGGTATTGACTATCCGAACTCTGATGGTTCTATGTTGAGAATCTATGCTTGTGTTAATGCTCAAGTTATCGAACGTCCATATGATCCTTCTGTTGAAGCTGAACAAGCAGCTGATGAGGCAGAAGAGAAGCATGATGCTCCGGTAGCTGTTGAGGATGCACCAGTAGCAGAAGCTGAGGTAGCTCAAGAAGCAAAAGCTGAAAATGAAGATATTTAATCTTCTATAAGTAATCCATTAATTTTGGAATCTATCTTACAAAAGGAGGAACTAATAAGGTTCCTCTTTTTTTTACTCTTTAAATTATTTATAAAATGAGTGAAGTAAATAAAAGTCAAGTTGGTGTTATTAATTTTGGTGAAGTTGTTGTTACCCAAGATAAGAAGTTTAAACCTCGTGAAGAGTTCAACAATTTGTGTCAAGCTCATCTCGTGTCTGTAGAGATTAAGGATACTGAAACTCCAAAAGTAGATGAAAATGGAATCGCTTCCACGTATGAATATGCGGGTATTCCTGTTCCTACTATTGTATTCCGTTATAAAGAAGAACCTGTTCCTGGTGATGAAGTTGATCGTTTCTATACCGATTCTTTCCGTATAGTTACTACTCGTAAAACTGATGGAACACAAGTAGATGTTAAAACATTTACTTCTATTGTAACTGAAGCTTATCGCAATTGTCGTCATCGTCTTGACGCTTATATCGGTTGTCCTAACTTTGTTGAACCAGGTTTTCCTCAACCCATTGATATGAACGCTGGTATTAATGAACGTATTGCTCAATGGAGAGCTTTCTGTGAGTTCTTTGTTAAAGCATTTAATGCCGGTAAAGATGGTAAGCCTGTATTCTTAGATGAAAAAGGTGAACCTATCGTTGTTTGGATGAAACTTCTTGCTCATTATGGAGATCGTAAATATCTTTGTACTCCGGGCTTTGTTGGTCAAGGTTATATTGAACGTGTTATTAACGGTAAAAAACCTTCTATTGAAATTCTTCCGGGTGAAACTGTTGAACTTTCAAAAGATGCTGACAAAGATGAGAAATCAAATAGTGCTGCTGCTGAAGCTGGAGTTGCTATGGATTACGGTCAAGGTCAAGGTGTAAATGCTGATACTATTAACGCTTTGAAGAATCGCTATGCTGGTAACGGTGGTGGAGTTGGAAAATATTAAGATGTAACTTAGACTTTTTGAAGAGGGTGGAGAAATCTACCCTCTTTTTTTGTTTCTATTGGTTTGGGGCTTAGTGTTGCAAACGCTTCGCTCTCGACCACAATCTTGTTCCCTACTGGGGACTGCAAATGCTACAAAAGATGTAAATATGTGGAGTACAAGTGATAAAGATTATATTTTGAATACACTTGATCAAGTACATATTTATTCTGTCTTTCTTAATATTCCTGAAACAGAGATAAATAATTGTATTTGTTTACGCAATTATAAAATCTCTAATCCTCTTCGTTATGATCCTAATCCTTCTGTTAGTTTTAAATGGTATGGTAATAAGTTAATTTTTCGTGATTTTGCTGATTATCGTTATAGAGGTGATGTGTTCGAGATTGTTGGTTTAGTTCTTAAAAAGAATTGTACTAATAATAAAGATTTCGTTGATATTTGTTCTCATATTATTGAATATGCTTCTGATGTGCAGAATGATTCACCTTATATTAATCGTGTTTATCAAAGTCAAAATAGAATTATTAATAATGAACTCCGTATTATTACAACTGTAAATCGTAAAGCATCCTTTTATGATTACAAGTATTATAATCAATTTGGTATTACTAATGATTTAGTTGATAGATTCGTTAAAGTAGTTGAATCTTTTAAGATTGATAGTATTAGTAATCCGTATTATTATACTCGTCATGATCCTTGTTATGAATATCAAGTTAATGATGGTTGTATTAAACTTTATTTTCCATTTAGAAATAAGCATACTGCTAATCGTTTTATTACAAATAATAAATATCCTCTTGAAAATCTTGATAGTTTAGCTAATACTACATATAAGTTAATAGTTAAATCTCAAAAGGATAAAATGCTAATACTACGATTATTGAAAGAACTTAGAATTAACGATGTTGGAGTTTATGTGATTGCTAGTGAAACTGCAAAACTTCCAGATGATATTGTTGATGTTTTACGAAAAACTACTAAATCTCAAATTTATGTTATGCTTGACACGGATAACACAGGTCTTACATCTGCTATCGAATATGAAAAGAATTATGGCTTTACAGCTTTATTTATGACTAAAGGTTATAGTGCTAAAGATCCTACAGATTTAGTTCGTATTACTGATTACAATTTCGTTAAAAAGAAATTTGCTAATATGTATTTAAATGAAATCGTAAATGGTAAAGAAAGAAGAGTTGTGTCTTGATGCACAACGTCTATTATGTGATGGTATTCCTTTGAAACGTTTTGATGATGGTACTAGATATTTTCTTTATCCGATGAATAAAGAAGATTATGCTATAGTTATTAAAGCTATTACTGATTTACGTGAAGTAATGAGTAAGATGTCATATCAAAACTCTCAAATTAAATTAGGTCAATTCATTCATACTTGGGGGTTTAATCCTTTTAAAGAAGGAGCATTTATGGGTGAAACTAAGATTAAATCTGATGATGATTTTAAGATTATTGAAAGTCTTTTTGAAGTAACTCAAGGTAAACTTCATAATAAACAAACGCTTACTGGAAGCTATCAATGTTTCTGTCATAAGAACTTTCAAACTATAGCTTATGCTCCCCATAAGACTATACGTGATTCTTGGAATTGTATGCTAATTGCTTATAATAATCCAACTCATGCTATTGTTTTACTTCATAACATTGATGAAGATGGCAAGCGTATATGGGGATGATAAGAGTACTACTCTTTATAAACGTGATGCTCTGGGACGTATCGTGTATTGGCAAATAAGCACTGATGGGATCAACGATAAGGTATCATTTGGCTTATTTGAGCGACTTTCAGACGTCGGACAAGTAATTATATCAGCTTCAACAAAAACGTCTTATAATAGCCAAATCAAGCGTAAAATCGACAGAGGTTATAAGACAGCCGAAATGTATGGTATTACTGATGATATGTATGAAAGTGCAAATCAACTTCATGATTTACTTGATAATGTTATTCCTAAATTCGCTACTGATGCAAATAATGTAGATAAACCTATGAAGTGTCAAAAGTGGAAAAGAGGTATATTTGATTATTCCAATGGTGCTATGGCTGATCCAAAAATTAATGGAGTTCGTTGTACAATAAAATATGAAGCTGTTGATAACGGTTTATTTGGTATTAGTCATGAGGTTGTTATTCGTAGTAAAGAAGGTCTTCGTTATAATGTAAAACATATAGAAGATGCTTTTGATAGATATGTATTTTATCGAGAAGATTATAAGAATATTACTTTTGATGGTGAGCTTTATATTAAAGATCAAAAGAATACAACTATAGGTGGTGCTGCTCGTAATCCTAAAAATCCTCTTCATAAACAACTTCAATTCGTTAATTTTGATCTTAGTATTCCTGATATGTCTAATATAGATAGATATTGGTTACGAAGATCTATATTGAATGATGCTAAACTTGAAGCTATACTTCAAAATGATTCTGATTCTATATTTATTCAAAATTCTATTTGTCAACATGGCTGTACAACTAAAGCTAAAATTGTAGCATTATGTTCTATAATTAATGTTGAAAATGATAAAGATGTTGAAGATTATAGAGACGCTTGTATTGAGCATGGTTATGAAGGTTGTGTTATTCGAGTTAAAACTGCTGAATATCAGTTTGGTTCTCGTCCACAAACTATGATGAAAGCCAAACGTTGTGAAGAAACTGAATGTCTTTGTCTTGATATACTTGTTGATAAAATAACAAAAGTTATCGATGGTAAAGAGATTATTTATGAGTATGCTAAATTTAAATGTAGGAATGATTTAAATAATGAAATATTTGAAGTTAAACCTACATCTGTTTATAATGGTGTTACTGATGAAACTATGACAAGTAATTATATTTTAGGTCATAGAAATCAATTCATTGGTAAATTACTTGCTATTAAGTTCTATGAAAGAACTGATAAAAAGATTCCATTTAATGCTAATGCTTATGGAGTTCGTGATTATGAAAGTAATGATGATTAATATATGGAAGTAGATAATCCTTTTAAAGAAATTGATGAAGCCAAAGATGTTCTTAAAGCAACTTCTAATGCAAAAGAAGAACTTGCTACATTAGCTATTATTTCTGATAAATATAAACCTATTACCGTAAATGGAATTACTGTTCCATCTCTTGTAAGAATGGATTCTCCAGATGATCCTTATATTTGTAAAGATATTAGAACAATTAATGATTTACATAAAGATGAAATTGATTGGCTTAATACCAATATTAATTTTATTCTTGATACAAATGGAGATTTTATTCCTGTTACAAGTGGTAATCAATTTGTATTTTATCAAACTCTTCTTAAGATTCAATATTATATTTATGTTCATAATGTTCCTATTGAATTCTTTGATGGTAACAATGAAAATGCTCGTTATTATAAGATTTGGAATATAGGTTATCTTATTGATAATGAAAATATAGATTTAGCTTATACTCCTGAATTTAGAGTTACTATTGATTTTAATATGGCTGCTGAAGTTGAATCTCGTGATCATGCTGTTAAAATGTTTAATAGATATACTTACGGTTTAATCAAAGATCATATTAAAATAATAGAATATAAAGTTCCTAAAGGTAGTCCTATTGCTAAAGCAAAATGTTCAGCTAGATTAATGTTTAGTTCTTTAGAAGCTGTTGAGGAATGGTTAGAAAATAAAGTTATGACTTCAACTGAATCTCCTTCAGATAATCATATATTTTCTTTCTTTCCTAAACTTAATCCTTTGTATCTTAATTCAAAAGTTAAAACTACTGATACATTTAGTTTTTATGCTAATCCTAAAGCATGGATTGCTCAAAATGATTCTGGTAATACTTATAAAGCTAAAGTTAATATGTTGTTATTTCCAGAATTTATTGGTGAACTTAACATTACTACTTATATTTCCGCAGCTAAAACGATTGAAGTTGAAATGGAACATCTTTCTAATCGTATTAAAGCTCTTTGTGAAAAATACATCTATAAGAAAGCTTAATTATGGATGCTGTTTCTAGTGTTACAAAAGAAATGTTTCGTAGATACTTCTTAGCAGCTCTTGTTAGTATTGGTATTCCCAATAATAAAGGTAATGAGTTCTGTGATGAAAATAGTACAATGCGTCTTCAAGATATGTATATTTGTACTGTTATTTCTATGAAAATTGATGACTTTATGGAGGCTATTATTCCAGATTATAAAGGTTGTATGCCTAATAATACTTGGAAAGATATAGTTGATTATAATTTTTCAGATGATTAGATTATGAGAGTTTATTTTAGTAAAACTATTCCTTTTGGCAAATTTATTGCTATTAATCTATTTGCTAGACTTTATATTAAAGATAAAGATAGAAGTAGGATTAAATATTTTATTAGAAATCCTCGTAGATATTTTCATCTTATTCAACATGAACGTTCACATACTAAACAACAAAATGATCTTCTTGGTATTTTCTTTTATATTTGGTATGTAATTGAATGGTTCTTTAAACTCTTTACTGAAGGTCAAGCTTATAAAGAACTTTCATTTGAACGTGAAGCTAGACATAATGAGTTAGATGTTGATGATTATGACGTTCGAGTTCATATTGAAGATGGATCAATTCTTATACATTCTAAAGGAATTAATACATCTAATATTATCATTAATAATCTTATTGATGATACTAAGAATATTAAATATATTGAATTTATACCTATGAAGACTAAAGGTTCTCTTATTGGTCGTAAATGGGGTAGTTGGTTGAAATATGTTTTTAAGCGGTAACTCCGCTACGCATATATTAATTGGTTATTTTGACACTTGCCGATATTGATGTGAATCACTCGGTTAAAGCCGCTAGTCTTAATTGACTAGCGGCTATTTTTGTTTAATTTAAAATTGTTATTATGAATTTTGGAGAAACTATTGAACGCGTTAAGACTCGTTCTTATATTGCTAGACGTGCTAATTGGGATAATGATGTGTTTATATTTGCACAAGTTCCTGCTGATATAAATGAAGAAACTATTCCTAAAATGCAAAGTCTTCCGGAAGTTGTTAAACGTGAGATTATAGAATCGGGTTTTACAAGTCTCGATTATCAAAATCAAATTTGTAAGTTTGATAATGGTGTTATTACTTATTATACACCTACTGGTAATGAGATTTTTGCTGATGATTGGGAAACTAAGAGTGATGATGTTCTAGCTAAATGGGAAAATATATGACACCTGAAAGTGTGAGTGCTGTTGTAGATACTATCAAAGGTACTGTATTACCTGAAGAAAGAATTGCTATGTTTAATAAAGCTTGTGCAATTGATCCTCATGATACAGTAGTTATTGAAGAGTTATCTGAACTTATTAAAGCTATTTCTAAGATTAATAGATGTCATAATAATAAACATCTTAAAAGTCTTATGGAAGAAATTGCTGATGTTAGAATTGTTATTGAGCGTATCATGTGTAAATATAATATTAAAGAAGACGATATTGATAAGCTCGTAGTGTTTAAAATAAATCGCTTTATTGATCAATATGGCATCTAAAAATAAAAACGATCAAGTAAATCATCCTAAGCATTATACTTCTGATCCTAGTGGTATTGAATGTATTGATATCACTCGTCATAGAAATTTTAATATAGGTAATGCTATTAAATATCTATGGAGAGCTGGTCTTAAAGAAGACAAAGATCGTAAGCTTATTGATAAACAAGTTGAAGATCTAAATAAAGCTGTTTGGTATCTTGTAGATGAGATTCATCGTCTTGGTGGTAGATGTACTGTTAAGACTGATTCAATTAATACTTGTTTGCCTATCGATAATGAAAGTATTATTGATGCAGCTTTAAATTATCATGAAAAGATTAATGGTCAAGATGTAAGTATTCTTGGTCTATCTAATGGTAATAGTGGTATTAGATTTAATATTGCAGATCATCTTAAATCTATTCTATTAGATCTATATCATACTAAAGTTGAAAACGGTGGACAAACTAAACTTGATATGTAATGAAATTTGTTAAACCTGTTAGTGTTATTCATACAGCTCATAATCTTAAAGGTGGCTTGCAATTAGCTGAATTTGCTGGTCGTCTTTGTTATAAATCTGAAGGTAAGACTGTACCCGGAAGTTACGTTAAGTTTCTTTTGATGCTTATTGATAAAGGTCATACTTCGATTCTTGAGCATTGTCCTATTTATGTTTGTGGTTATCATGATATGATGAGTATTGAAATGATAAACATTAGGCATTCTGCTTTTTCTCGTTTTGTTTCTGATATTAAAGATGCAAGACCTGATTCTCATTTCTATTATATCTACACCAATCTTCGTGTTGTATATAATGAAAGTCCTGAATTAGCTAAAGCTCTTATTCAAACTTCTACTATGGAAGGTGATGAGATTTGGAAAGCTCATGGTGTTGCATGGTTTGTTCCGAAATTTGATCATCCTTTCGCTCGTATGAGTGCATATATAACTACTCTTAGAAGTGTTGTTGATGAACTTGTACGTGAACGTGTTCAATCAGATGCAGTTGAATCTACTCGTTGGTGTGATTATTCTAATAATAGTAAATTTGAAGGTATTACTTTTTGTTTACCTCATTGGATTAATTATAGTATTTTTGATTCTTGTATGAAAAGATTTTTAGCTGATGTTAAAGAAGCTAATATCAATAAAGATAAAATCGATAAACTTTATGATTATGAAGATATTGCTTTTTGTCTTTATCAAAATACAGAAGCTATTGAAGCTAAACGTTGTTATCATTATATTAGAGCTTCTATTCTTGATGAAATCTTATATAATGAAGCTAAAGATGAACTTAAACTTCCTGCACAAGATGCACGTGAGTATTTATTTTTAGGCGTTAAAAGTGAAATGTATTATACCGGTTATAATGAAGATTGGGATAATATAATTGAAAAACGACTATATGATAAATATGGTAAAGCTCATGAGAATATGCACGTGATTATGCAAAAATGTAAAGATCATCTTGATTCTATTCGTGTATCTCAAAAGGCAGCACAGGATGACGGAACGAGTAAAAGTGCAAGTAAATAAAATTGCAGCATTTATACCTATTAGAGAATATCTAAAATTATATGGTAGTCCTACTACAGTTTTTCATGGTCATTCTTTAGATATTCCTATGACTTTTAAACAACAAGTTTCTAAAGACGAAATTCTTGTTTATGAACCTTTAAATGGTAAACATTCTATATATAATATAGATAGAATACTTGTTAAAGATATTGTTGTTCGTTTTAAAGATATTGAAGATTATACTCATTACCAAACTGAATTAGATTTCGATGAATCTGTTTGAAATACAAGCCAAGATTGATAATATATTCAATCAAGTTATAGAAAATGAAGGTGAACTAGATGAATCTCTTGCTTCTGAACTTGAGATTGCTCAAGAAGAACTAGATGATAAACTATATGCTTATTCTTTTGTAATAGATAGATATTCAAGTGATATTGCATTATTGAAACAATACAAAAAAGCTCTTGATGATCGCATTGCTAGATTTGAAAAGAATCAAGATAAACTTAAAGATGCTATTGCAGAAGCTGTTTATAAATATGGTGATCCTGTAGTCAAGAAAAATAAAGATACAGGTCTTAAAGAAGAAACTGGAGCTTATTCTTATAAAACTCCTGTTATTACTATTAATGTTCGTAAAACTAAAACTGTTGAAACTGATAATGACTTATATAATCATTTTGCCTTATCAGTTGTTCAGCATATCAGCGACAATTCCATATCAGATATGCCAAATTTGCCCCAAATTAGCGCATTTGCGACTATAAATATAGCCAGTGGATTAACAATACCACAAGCAGCCAAGTTGCGGGAAATGGCAGCAAACGAAGGTATTTTGATAGATGATTCAGATATTAAAGTTAAAGTATCTAATAAGGAGCTTAAAGATATACTTGATACTGAACCTGAAGGTCTTGATGCTTGGACACTTGGTGAAAAGGATGTTGTCACTATTAGAAAGTAATTAACTATTGAAACAAAACTCGTATGCCTTTTGTAAATTATCAAAGACGTCCTCTTATATTTAATGAAATGGGTAAACCTATTAATGATTTAAGTATTGAAGAGGCAATTAAAACTGCTGGATTAGATTATAAAGTTGGTATTAAAGAAACTCGTGTTCGTCTTGCTGACGTTAATGATCCAGATAAGTTTCTTCTTTATAAAGTTCCAAATTCTTTTGCTACTTATAGAGAAGATAATAATCATGTATTTGGTGCTGTTGGTTCTAAATATGAAATTGTTCAAAATTCAGCAGCTCTTGATTTTATTAATCAGATTTGTGATTATGATAAAGAAGTTAGAATTGAGACCGCAGGTTGTTATAGAGATGGAGCTAGTATGTTAGTTACTGCTAAATTTCCTGAACCTATGAAAATTACCAATAATGATACTGTTGATAAATATTTATTATTTACTAATAGTCATGATGGTTCTGGTTCTATAACTTGTGCAGTCACTAATATTCGAGTTATTTGCAATAATATGCTTAATCAAGCTATTCGTAATGCAGATTCTGTATTTTCTTTTAAACATACTAAGAATGTACATAATGCTATTATGTCAGCTGTAAGTAATATTAGAGCAACTCATGTTTATAATGAAGCTCTTTTAGAATCTTTGATTGAATTTAAAAATCATGCGATTCATGAGAATACTCTTAGAAATTATGTGTTTCATTTATTTCTTAATAATGAACAAATAGAACACATGAAACTTAGAACTAATATATTTGCTGCTGATAAAGATATAATATCTGCTAAAACTCAAAATAAAATAGCTAATGTTATAGATACTATTGAATCAGGTGTTGGTCAAGAATTACACAGAGGTAGTATATTATGGTTATATAATGGTATTACTAGTTATCTTAATAATGTTGTAGATTATAAGTCTCCTGAAGATAGATTTGATGCTTTAACTAAACGTACTGCATTTAAAATTAATCAAAAGGCTTATGATGTTGCATTTGATCTATTAAAAGCTGCTTAAATGGAAATGGAATATACACATACCTGTTATATTGAAGTAGATGGTAATATTATTACTAGAGATAATAATGGAACTTTAATTAATGAATTTACTGGTAATTGGTCCGTTTTACATAAAGTATATAGATTTGCTACTATGACTGCTACTGAAAAGCAAAAGCATAAACGCATTTCTCCTAATCTTTATATTGGTAGTATTAAGTATGTTATGCGACATCCGGGTACTAATCAAAGTTTTATTGTTAATTCTACTCAAATTAAAAAGATTTTACCTTATATTGTTAATGTAAATAAAGTTAATTTTGGTGGACTTAATGAATGTGGTGTTGATAGTGAAATTGATTATTAGTCTTCTAAGCATAGTGCTATTACAAGTGCTATGCTTAGTTCCGCACGCAACCACAAGCACTTTCCCTACTGGGGATTGGAAAGCTCATCTAGTATTACTAATAGTACTAAAAATGCTTTCTTTATAATCATAATCACTAACAAGTTTGCCAATAGAATTATCAATATAATGATTATAAGCATAGCGGAACTATGCAGACCCCGGTAGAGGGATAGATGTGGAAACGAGAGGAATCTAGCGTTAGCACTAGCAGTATTAGGTTTAGTATAGACACAAAAAGAGAGAGGACTGACAGTATTATCTGAAGCCCTCTCTTATTTTTTTTAAGTCCAACAGAAGTCCTTACTTATTTAGTTCAACTATCATCTGTAATATTGGGTTCTGTTGCATATAATATGTATTGTTCTTTGGTAAATAGAACATCTTGTTGTATTGATTGAATAACGGAATAGTTTTCTTAAATGCAATCCAACGTTTATCTTCATCTTTATATGTACCTCTATCATAAAGCATTTCTTCATCATCTACAATCATTGGAGCAATAAGTGTCCAATAAGCAAGATTAAGAACATTAGATATATTTGTTTCAAAAGGTATAGGCGCCTCCATAGTACGTTTATAGAATGAATAAAGACCCCAAGGTGAAGTTTCATAAAGTTCAGTTTGAACACCATAAATAGTATAACAAGCAAGAGCAAAGAATAGATTTTCATCAAGTTCATCGTCATCATCTGATGCAGCATACATACTTGCAGCAACAAGAGATAAACCAACAAGAGTTGTAAAATTAAACATAGCTCTTTTAATATTAGCTTTTTGAGCTTGAGGTAAAGTATTATATCTAAAGTTTATATCTTTGAACCAATATAATAAACCGCAGAATCCATTGAATATAGCTTTAGCTTTAGTAGCAAAATCAATATCTTCGCCATTTTCTATAGCTTTATCAATAGTTTCTCTATAAGCACTTTTACCATTGGATAATATAAAATTTATCATATCCATGTAAGCACCACTTCTATAAGATTCAAGACGTTCATCAAATATAATTTTACCTACACGTTTACCCCAATATCTAATAAAGTTAGGACGAAGCCATTTACGGAATTGAAGAATAACTTCTCCCCACATCTTACCAGATAGCATAGATTTATCAAAAGTATTATAAATACCATGAAGACTATGATTAACGCCTTTAACTTTACCTAAGAATTTAGCAAAATCTTCAAGAGTTATACCACTATTTTCTTTAATTGAAGCTATACCATCTTTAAGTTCAAATGCATCATATAGAGTAGTATGATTAGATTCAAATTTTTTCTTGGCATCTTTTAGTGCTTCTTTATAAGCTTTAGCATAATTGTTTTTCCATTCTTTAGTAAAGTTATTAGCTTTATAAGAAATGAATCTTGAAAGATAATCTACAAATTCAATATTATTACCTTTAAGAGATTCTTGTTTAGTCTTATAATTTTTATATCTAGTAAAGGTATCAGCATCTACCATTTGTTCAAACATCTTTTCTCTAAGTGAGAACACAAATTGATCATAATTCATAATAGAACCAGCAACAATTCTATGAGTTTGCATAGCAGATAAGAATGTAGCGAATTGAAGATAATGTTCACCAATAGTATTAGGAGAGAACATTATATTATCCCATTTAGACATACCAAGAGAAACAATATTAGTCTTAGTATCTACACCAGCTTCAATATGATCTTCAAAAATATTACCCGCTAACTTCATTAAAGCTGCATCAAGATTATCACAAGTATATTCACCAAGTGATGCCCATAATGATGGAAGAGCTTTAACATACATTTCATGAGCTTTAAGAAGTGTAGCTTTAGTAGTAAATTCACCACCAGTTGCTTCACTTACAATATTAATATGACCTGTACCAATATTCTTTAAAGCAGCAGTTAAGTTCATCCACATAAGAGATTTACTATTAACTGTATGAAGTGTATTAAGAAGTTGATCAGTTAATGTATTAATACGATTCTTACCTTCAAAAGCATCATAAAAAGCTTTAAATCTTTCAAAAGCATAAGTATCTTTACCTTTCTTAGTAACAACTTCAGTTTTCTTAGTATAAAGAGATAAAACTTTATTAATAATGTTTTTACTCTTAACACCGTATTCTCTAGCTTGAAACTCAGGCATAGAAAGAATAGTTTGAAGAAGATTAAGTTCAGGTTCAAAATCACGATTAATCTTAATACGTTTAAGTTGATTAATGTAATTAAGAGTTACATTAAGAGGATCATAATTCATTTTATCTTTAAGCTCACTCATTTGCTTATCAGATAGAGTTTGATTATATTCAACTATATCGCTAATAGAAGTTATAGGCTTATGATAATTTCTATGTTTAGCTATATTATTAGCTTTTTCAATTAAAGCATTATAAGTATCAACATTAGTTATAGAATAAAGATCATATTTAATTCTACCTCTAACTTCTGGACGATTAAGAGCTGTAGCTTTAAGATAATATTGAGTTTCACCACTTAATGTATTCTTATAATCATCATCTTGTAATTCGTGCCATCCAACAGCTTGTTTAAGAACATCTCTATAACTAGCAGATATAAATGTTGGAAAGAAGTTTGCACCTTTAACAGTGTTAGGCATAGCAACATCATTAAGTTCTGCAAATAGTTCTTGCATTTCAACAATCATATCAATATCATTTTTAGTAAGTTTACTAAATTTACCATCACGATATTCAGGACGACAAACTTTAATTTCAAGAAGAACTTTATTAGTAGTTTGACCTTGAACTTTAAGTTTAATACCATTTACTTGAGCAAACTTCTTACGTATCTTAGATTTATAAACACGTTCTATAAGTTTAGTATAATAATATGCTTCAGTATCAGTAAGGTTAGGAAAATATGCTTTAGGATTAGCATATACATCTTCGAGTTTTAATTCAAGTCTTCCTTTATATTCAGCAGGAATAGAAACATTCATTGTTGAATAAATACCTTTACCCGCATCTTTTACTCGTTTGATATGAGCTTTTTCAAGTTTAGCTAAAGCATCTTGTGCATTTTTAACTGTAATAAAATCATCAGATTCAAGTGCAGGTTCAAGAGCTTTTCTTTCACGAATATATTCATCGTATATAGAGGCTTTAGCTTGAGCATAATCGAATGCGGCTTTAACTATATCAAATGGAGTAGTTAATTGAGCATTATTATCATTAATAAACTTAGATCTAAAATCATTAGAACGAGCTTGTGAAAATTTGATATTAGGTTTACCATTAGATTTCTCTGAATAGAAGTTAGGATACTTCTTGAATAATGCAAATGTTTGCTTGTTTTTATTAAGAGCAAATTCGGTAGCATTAAGAGCATGAAGTTCATATTGAGAAAGAACTGTATCAATAATAGGAATTCCACTTTGTGCAGCAGAATCTAACCATTTAATAGCAGTAGATAAATCAAGATTATCACCAAGCATAGTACGAATATTTTCTTGAATATCTTTCTCAGTTACAAGATATGGATCAATATCATCAGATTCAAATCCAGTTTCAACAAGTTTATCTTGAATATATTTAAATTTAGTATTAAAGCTAGCATTATGTGATTTTTGATTCATCATAATACCAAAATAAATCTTAGAAGCATCAATAACTTTACGTTTAAGAGGAATTATTTCTGCATATAAACCTTTAAGATTAAGAAGAGCTTCATTAAAATCTTTAATTGAATCTTTAATAGTTTGAGAAGCATTTTCAAAACTTGTTTCATCAATAGGATTTAAATCTTCAATATAAGTTTGAGATTTAATAAGACTACTAAGTTTATTTAAATCAGTAATCCATTGCTTGCGATCAGCAGAAGTCTTCTTAGTCCATAAATCGGCAATACTATTAGTATTTAAATCAATGACTATATTATTAATCATATCTTTAACACTCTCAAATATTCTAGCATTATACTTAAAAGTATCAATATAATTAGGAAGACTATTCATGTTCCTACCTAGTTTAGCTATTTCATCTTTAGCTCTAGCGTCTAGTTTCTCTAAATCAGTATTAAGTTCTCCCATGATAGACATTTCATCTCGAAGTAACTTAGTATTACCAATAGCTGTCTTTTCAACTTCATAAAGAGTATTAATAAATTCTAGATTTGATATATCTAATCCAGTATTATCATCTGCTACAAACTGAGTATCTAAAACCATAGAGAACTTAGGCGTTGTACTATTAATAGTATGAACTGTAGTTGTAGCATTCTTTTTAATACTAATATAATCAACTATAATATCATTAATACCATCTGCCTGAATTGCACTAATATTTGTTGGATTTAGCCTTTGAATAAGGCTCTCTAAGCCTTTAAAAATTTGTCCTTGAACTTTTAATTGTTCGAGTTGAGAAAGTGGCTCTCCGTTGGCGATTAGTGCCAAATTTTTGATATTAGCAGGCAATGTTTCGGTATTATACGAATCCTCGATAAGCCTCTGTGTTGGTATAGTAATTACAGAATCATTAGCAATAAGACCTCTATTAGTATCAGATTCATTTCCAATATAAATAGTAATATCTGTATTACTTGTAGCTGCATCAATAGCTTGCGTTAAACTTCCATGGGATTCAGTATTAGTAACAGAACTATTAAATTTGCGATAGAATTTACTAAGAATTGTAGCTATTTTCTCGTATATTTCTTGAGATTCAATGTTATATTTAAAGTAATCATTAGCTGTAGTTAGATATTCAGATTTAAATGTTTTATTAATAGGATAATAAAAAGTACAATCATTAATATCAAAACGTTTATAAAGAGTACCTTCAGGTAATTTAGCTTTATAAGATTTCTTAAGACCAGTAAGTTCTTTATCTATAACTTTTTCACGAGTCTTAAGATACATATCATTAGCATAACGAGAATTATTAACAAATGTTGTAGGTTCAACAATCATTTGACCAACGATATTCCATACATAATTGTGTTTAACACTAATTGCATTTTTTAGAATACTATTGAGAGCATCTTCTATATACTGTCGAACTTCAGGGTCAACATCATTATGCCATTCATTTGCAACTCCACCTTTAAGTCCAAAAGCGTTTCTTGATAAATTACTTTTAGTAATCTTAGTAAAAGTAGGAGTTTGATCTTTAACTCTTTGTTTACCACTATTAGTATCATAAATATATTCAGGTTTCATATATTTAACAATACGAGTATTCTCAGAATTAGCTCTAACAAATGCTTCAATAAAACGATCAAGTTCTTCGTTATCTCTAAGAAGAATATTATCTTCATTGGATTGACTAGCATATAAAGCATTAGCATAATTATAAAGAGCTGCATTATTTGATCTAAAGTTACTACCTCCATCAGTAATACCTTGTTCTCTCATAGCAAGTCTTATATCTTTATCGCTAGTACCATCAATAGATTCAAAATTAATAGAATCGAATTGATCTCCCCAAGTAGTCTTATAAGCACTTATATAACCATCATTTTTAGTTTTAAATCTACCATAAAGATCAATAGGAATATATTTAGATAGATTACGACCGAAATCAAGTTTATTAATCCAAAATGCGTATTTAACTAGATTTTCACCAAGAATACGACAATATTCATCAGGACTATTAATAAGTTGAAAGAATGTATCTCTAGTAAAATCAACATCATCACTTTCTTTAGTCGAAATACCTATGTAACCATTTCTTATAATAAGACTTTCCATAGTATTTGAAGATAATAAAGAAAGAATATGATTAGGATTAAGCTTAAGATTACCTTTAGTAATATATTGTCCATTAACTACTACATATTTACCATCAGTTAATGTATTTTTAACCATAGCTAATTGAATACCTACCGGTAAATCTTTAAACATAGCTATTTTTTCAGAATGAGTATAAGGTCTATTTTCAGTTTCATTATACCATGTTTTAAGATTAACTGATGTAAGTGATAAATCAGTAGCTAGTTGGAATCTAAATTCATTCTTATCATTCTTAATAATTCTAGTACAACCTAAAAGTTTAGCTCTATCTTCAAGAACAGCTTCTGGACTTTTACTATTATCATTAAAGAATGACATATCTCGAATCTTATCAATTATAGCATAATTAATAAGAGCTTCTCTAAGTTCAGGATTATTATTCTGACCAAGTTTAGCCATACAATAATTAATCTTATCTTTGAAAAGAGGATTCTCACTAATGAATATATCATGAAACATATTAACAGACATCTCATTAGTAGAATATAATTGTTGTTGAAGAATAGGATAAGCACTATCTTCTATAGTCCAATCAGGATCAGTAATAGATGGAAATATAGCTTCAATCATTGATTGATTACCTATTCTAAAAGGAGATTTAGGTTTACTCAATTGAATCGGTTTCTCTTCAATATCTGTAATAGATAAAAGATAATCATTTGCTTTATCAATCCAATCATCTATAACTTTACCTTTATCTGTAATAGCATTTACACTATAGTATTTATAAAGAAGTTCATCAATCATAGTGTCAGGAACTTTAGCGTCTTTTGCATTTTGAACTAAAGTATTAACATTATGTTGAAGCATAGCAATAGATTCAAAAAGTTTATTACTTTCAGAAGTTTTAGGGCCAGCGCCTTTCTTTTCAGTAATAAGACATCCTTGCGCACGTTTCATAGCATTTACAGCTTTATCAACGTGCATATAGTAATCTAAAACTTCAAGTTGACGATTAAGATAATTAGCATATGCTTCAAGATCTTCAACATTATGTTTGTAGTTTTGACCTTCTTTAAATAAAGAATCAAGTTTAGTTATAGTTTTAGCTTTATTCTTAATTCCACTATTTATTTCATAAGCTGTAATTCCAGTTTTTTCAGCAAGAGCTTCAATAAATCTAGCCATAGCTTGAACTTGATTTTGATTTATAGTTAAACCATGTTCATGAGCTTTAGCTATAGTAAAATTAGATAAATCTTCTTGTACAAGAAATTTATTAATTTTATTAATAACAGCTTTAAGACCTACATTATCTTGATTAAATGTAAAATAATCTTTAATAAAATCTTTAAGAGATTCACCTTTATCAGTAAGAAGTTTACTCATAACAGTTGCGGCGTCAATCATATAATCACTACGAACATTATGAAAACTAATATTAGTAAAGTTATTAGAGTTCTCTATAGATTTAATAGAAATATTAGTAACAAAATCACTAATGATTTGTTGAGATTCAATAAGAGCTGAATAAATATATCTATTAACACCTTCAACTTTAGCATTTTTAGTTTTTAAATTAGCATTCCAACTTATAGGAAATGAAGCTAATAATGCAGTATTACCAACAGTATAAGTATTAAGATTAAACCAAAGATTATCTTTAACAGCATCAAGAATATGAGAAGTTAATTCAGAACGTTGAGCTGATATAGGTTCATCATTTATATCTGTCCAAGTACCATAATCATTATTATATAAACTACGACACCAAACAGTGATTGTACTATCATCTACATTAATTTCAATACTACGTTCTCCATTAGATAACTTCTCTTCTTTAAAAGCTTTAAGAATTTGTTTCTTAGCCCATTCAGCTTTATTAGGAATATCTTCATTATATCCAGAAATATCACTAAAATTAAGTCTAATAGGAATAGCAAAATCATCAGAGAGTTTGGTTTCAGTAAAACCCATGATAGATAGAGCATTATCTGCTGCAATAGATTGACCTTTAAGCACTGCAATATTATTGTTAATATTACGAATCTTAATTTGGTCAATAAGAAAATGTTGATTCATCATAGAGTTATCATAACCAGCAATTCTATTTATATAAGAAGCAGCAGATTTACTATGTTCAAATTCATTAGGTTTTTCTTTATTAAGAGTATTCTTAAGATCAGAATGAATACCAATCCAAGTATCAATAATAGCATTATCTTTAGCAGCTCTTGGCATTCTTCCATAATCATTAAGTTCGTTCCATTTGACAGTAACAATTTTATCTATAAATTCTTTATATTTAGTATCATAATCTTTCTTAGCTTCTTTAAGTTTAGAATAGATTTCAGTTTTTTCATCATAAAGAGCTTTAAGTTCAGAATCAGTTATAACAGAATTTAGATTAGCTGTATTATAAGATTCAATTTCAGCTTCTTTAGCTTCCATCGCTTTAGCTAGAGCTTCACGTTCAGAAGTATTTTTTGAATAAAAGCGTTCTCTTTGAAGATTTGCATATTCAGTTTTTAATCTAGTTAATACAGGATCATTTACTCCAGTTTGAGTATTAATTTTTTCATTAATATCTCCAAGTCTATTAATTAAAGGAACTTTAACTTTAAGATAATCTTGTTTAAGCGAATCTTTAGCTTTAGCAAAATAAATATCTGCAACATATTCTAAAGATTGACGTTTATATGCGTTAGTGTTATTCTTAGTATATTCAACGTAATTACCGTTAATTACATCAAATTCTTTCATAGAAAGATAAATACTATCAATATCATAGTCCCAACCAGTACGTGTAACAAGATGTTCAGGAACAATAGCTTGACTTGCACCATTGTTCAAAACTCCTACAACTTTAGCAACAAACATAGATTGATGACCTTCAGTAGGAATACGAATACCAAACATCGTTCTAAGATTCTCAGGAACAGTATTTAAATCTAGATTACCATCAGCATCTAATTTAAATCGAGAATCCCAATTATTAAGAATAATTTCAGCAGGATGAAATATCTGTTTAATAGAACCATCTTCTTGTTTAACTTCTTCCCACCATTCACTTTGAAGTTTAAAGTCAGCATCTTTCTTAATTATAGGAGTACCATTAGCATCTCGCTTAATACTACCATCATCATTGAGTTCAGCTCTAAGTTTCCAATAATCATCAGAGAACTTAATTTTACCTTCATGATACATTCTAGAAACATTAGCTTGAGTTCCTTTAATTAACCCTTTTTTATCCAACGTAACAGATGCAGGTTGTAAGAAAGTATCAGGCTGAATAGTAACGTGAGCACCTTTAAGTTTAAGATTGGTAACTCTACGTGTAATACGAGCTAATAGAACAGATTCAATTCTACTTTTAATTGTAGGATGATAAAAAGGTATAAAAGGTCTACCGTCTACCATCATAGTAGCTTTGATAAAGTTTCTATCAATTTCAGTTTCATTAAAGTATCTACGAAGATCAGCAAGAACTAAATCTAAATTAACTTCAACTACATTTTTATCATTAATAGATTTATATTTGATATTACCTTTATCATCAATAGCTCCCCAATCAGAAAGCAAACGATACATTTCATCATTAGCGTTAGTAGCAAGAAGCATTTGATAATATTCAAATACACCAGCTTTATCAAAAGATTTATCTCCAGTTTTACCTTTACGTACAGTACCAGCAATAGAGTATTCTCCATTAAATACAAGATTATCAAGAATACGTTTTTGAAGCTGAGTACCAATTTTATTTTCTTCATCCATTAAATGAGAAGGTACTTCTTGTTGTACATAAAGATTACTATGACTAAGAGTATGTTTAAAAGCATCAATACCTTTAGGATAATTCTTCAATTCATAACGATTAGTAGCTTCATTAAATTGAATATTCAAAGAAGCATCTTGTTCATTATTAGCAATATTAAAGAGCTTAACTTGAGGTAAACCACCAACTTTATGTCCAGATGCAAAGTTAATAGAATCAATACCTTCTTGTTTCATCCAATCATAAAGAGTTTCATAATTTGTACCCTTATACATACGTTTGAATACAACAAGAGTTGAATTTTTATCTTGATGTGAAAATATAATATCAGTATTAAATCTATTATTTAACGTAGACTTACCACGTTTATAGAAGTAATACTTTAGTTGTTCAACGATACGTGCATAATCTTGCGAACTAATAGGACTATCTTCATCTTCCACAATATCTTTAAGAGTTTTACCAGAAGGTAAAGTAAAACTATCATAACTGCCCATGGCTTTAAAACGAGCTATACATTCATCTTGAGTTATGATATTAAATGCGTCAGCTGTTGTAATCTTATCAATACCAAATCTGCGTCGAAGAGTATTAGTTGTAATTTCATCTGATTTAACAAAAGGAGCTACAATTTTATCAATCATATTATCTCTAAGTTTAACATCACTTACGATAATCTGAGTATAAGTTGTATTACTTCTAGTTTTAGAACCAGGTCTAACACCTTGAGATGCACGCTTAGCCCAATCAAGAGCATTTTTAAATTCAAAAGTATAACCAGTGAATAACTCTTGAATAGCAATATCTGCGATATAATGATTAGCTAAGAGATTGGCAATAACAAATCCCCAATAACGATCATTTTTATAATCATCTGGAAGTTGTTCACTTATAACTTTAAGTTGATTCTTATAAGTTAACGTTGATTGAATATTATCTCTAATAGGAGCTAAATAATCAAAAGCATCTTGCAAATGACTATTCATTCTATCAACAAACATTCGCATAAAAGCATTATCGATTACATCTCCGTATGCAATAGAGAAATCTTCACCACATATCATGAAAGGTTCAAATTTACCGAAGGAAGCTAATTCATCAGGATGTAATTCTTTAAATGCATCTTCTATATAATCTATAATGCTTCTTACAGATACATTACCATTTTCATCAGTATATCTGAAATTAAGATTACCAAACTTAAAGATATTACCTGTAGGTTTACCATTTTTAATAATATCTTTACCATCCCAGAATATAGGAGCTTGAAGACCTTCAAATACTTCTTTATTAAAAGAATAATGCTCATAGTAATCTTCAAATGCTAAATTAATATCACCATTAAATTTATTATGAACAATCTCAGCTCTTTCATCAGGATTCATATTGTTAAACTCTTCACGAACTTCATCTTTACTTCTAGTAAATTCTTTCTTTAAAGTGAGCTTATGAGTAGTAGAATCATAATCGAATAGCATACGTCTAGCATCCAACATCATTTCCATTTCTGTACGGAGAGTATCTTTAACTCTTTGGAAGGTATAATTAGATTCAAGATCATTAGTTCTAGCTATACGATAATTAACGAAAGTACCGTTATTATCTATGAGTTTAAAAGGTAATGCTCTTTTACTACCATTAGTTTCAGTTAATATATTACCCGTAACAAATTCATATATACGAGAAGCATCAGCGGAAGGTAATGAATAACGTTCTTGCATTTGACGAAGAATAACATCACGAGTCCAAATATAATCATGCATATCAACATATGGTGTACCAATGCCTTGATCTCTATTAGATAAACCATTAAATCTAGAATATTCAAATGCTTTAACAGCTTCAATATTTACAGGATTAATAGTATCTAATATTCTATATCCATCCTTGTCTAAAACTTCATTACCTCTATCATCTTTTTTGAAATTAAAGAAACCTTTACCATTTCCTCCAGTACCATTACCTAAATTCCAAATAATAGGATTATATTTAGTACCTTTAGATTTAAGAAAATCAGCAAAGCGATATTTCATTAATTCAACATTGACATTACCTATACGATTAACAATACCTTGCAACATATAAGTAATATGATTATAAAACTCAGGCGTATATTCTTGTTCACCTTCAACATTAATATAACTTAAATCTACTTTAATTGAAGGATCACAACTACCTATAGTAGCTAAAATATTAATTCTACCTCTCATATCATCAACGATAGAATTAATTGTATCACCCGGTTTATAAGTATCATAAAACAAATTACGAATCTTATTAGCTTGACGATCTTTAGCTCTTTCACTTTGTTTATCTGTGATATTAGCTTTTATTTGATTAAATATCTTATCGAATACGTCATCAATATGAACAAGTTCAGTTTCAATTTTTTGATGAATTAAAGCATTTACTTTATTATCTGCGTTTCCATCAACATATAAAGCTTTAATTACATCAAAAGGAACATTAAATTTAATAGATAAATAATTGAATATAGTATTGGGAGTCCAATTAATACCAGCATTATTAGATTTATACAGTAAACTGTTTACTTTATCTGTAATAGATTTACCAGTTTTATACAAAGCATTTATATCAAATTGAACAGCACTTCTAGTACTAATTCTTTGAAATTTATTAGTAAGAATATTGCGATATTGATTATATACATTAGTAATAGCAAAAGATTGACGATTACTTTCACGAACAGCATACGACATATTATAATCAGTTTCAGACATATTGTAACTCATAGTTTCACTTTGAGTCACAACAGTTGTTGCCATATCAACTGAAGCCATATACATATTATAGAATATTTCTTTAGATTCTATAGTAGAAGCATCATCGTCAGGAAGAATCTCTAATTTATCAATAAGAGGTTTAAGTTGACCATTGTAAACAGATTCAGAAGTAACTTTAAGACTATTTATAAGTTCTTCTTTATTTGCTGCATATCGAGTAACATCAATTAAAGAGTTCCATAAAACATTAATATCAAATGGCATAGTTAAACCATATTTGTTATAATAAGAAGCTGTACCATTTAATTGAGTATCTTCAACTCGCATCATAAGATTACTTTGATTATTATAAATCATTTCAGTAAGCATACGTTTAAAACGAGAAGAAGCTGTATCTTTACGATTGACTTTAAATTGAAGAGAACTATTCCAAGATTTATTAATATTTTGTTCATCAGTCATAGTAGCTCCATTAAGCTCACCCATAGTCATATGATCTTCAATATCGTAATCATTAATATCAGCCATAAATTCAGCTTTATAATAATTAACGAAACTCTGCCATATATTCTTATCATCTAGGTTTTGTAATTGATTAGCAAGAGCTATAAGATTATCAGCTTTACTTTTAAGTTCTTTATAAATGGCTTCATCTTGAACAATAGCTTTTATTTCAGCAACACTCTTACCTTCATCTTTAAGTTCTTTAGATCTACGATTACGATAATTCTTAAGTTGAACTGAATAACCTAGATAACCTAAGTTCGGATTAGCATTAGAAGCATATTGAAGAACAGCTTTAGCAATTATATCTCGAATTTTAATACCATTTTTGAAATCTTTATAATTAAGATTCTTAAATTCAGATTCACTTCTAAATGCAATAGCAGCAAAAATACGATTCAAATACATCTGCTCACTATCAGCAATAAAAGGATAATCATCTTCATATAGAATTTCAGACTTCTTAGCAATATCCGTATTCCATAATTGGCTTATTTCTGGCTCTCCTTGCTCGTTTAATGGCACGGTAATACTTTTGATCAACCTGTCTATATTATTGCCATAGATGCTTTGAAAAGTGGCAAATTGAGCGTCTGTCAGTTTGCTATTCTGTATTGCACGTAAGAGAATCCAATCTCCATTCTCGGATGTGAATGCAGTAGATTTAAGAGTTTCATAGTCAGCTCTAGCAACAGCACGTGCTTTAGAAGCATCAAAAGGATAGAGCTTTTTAGCCCTATCCCAAAGATCTTTAAAACATTTGCTATCAATATATTCATCACCGACTTTAATTTGTGGGATAACATTACAATCTAAACCCATAATATCAGTTTTATACGTTTAACAAATACGTTTATTAGTTTCATCAAAGTTAGTATTTTTATTTAGACTAGCAACCGAATCATTTAAATATTTTGAAATATTAGTTGCAATAGATGAAGAATCAGATAAAGACATAGATAATTTAAGATCACCTTCAATATCAACATAATCATCATCCCAATCAATATCTTCATCTTCTTCAATTGTAGTATCAATAGATTCTTCAGTTTGAACTTTAGTTTCAGTTTCAGTAAGAATAGGAGATTCAACTGTAGTTTCAGCAGACGTTCCTCTCTCTACCACATCTCCTTCTCTACCGGGGGCTTCTAAGCTCCACTGAATGCTACTAATTGTAACATTAGGATCCATATCTCTAAAGTCTTTATTATAAATTCTATTAATAGTATCATTAAGACGTTCCATTAATGAATCTGCTTTAACTTTAGTATCAATAACTCCAAATATCTTTTGAAATATATTAAGTAATACCTTTTTAAACTTATCCCAAAATGTAGGAGTTTCAATATCTTCAGAACCTTCAATTCTATCAGTAGTAGATTGAAGTTCATTAAGAAGTCTAAAGATACGAGGATTAGTTAAAGCATAAGTAATAATTTCAGATACAGCATCTTGTCCATTAATTACAACTTTAGCTCCATTTTTTCTAGCTTCAAGTTTACGAGAAATAGATTCATTAATACTAGTAAATTCATTAGTTATAACTTGAATTAATTTATTAACAATACCTCCGTCTCGAAGCATATCTTTTAAGAACTTTTCTCTATCATTTAAATCTGTTTTATCAGCAAGTTCTTGACGAGCATTTGCAATAGCTTTAGTAAAGTCTTCAAACCATGCTTGCCATTCTTTATTATTATAATCAATAAGAGCTTCACGTTGAGCAAGTTTTTCAGGATTATTAATATCTCGCATAGTACTATTAAAGAACTTCATAATATAAGTATGAATCATCTCATGCGCTAGAGTACGAGTTAAATAACCTTTATGCGCTTCTTCATTTGCTAGTTCCCAATTATAATTAACATCAATTCTAAATTGATTACGATAAAAACCATCAATATCAGTAGAAGTTTTAACAGGTTGAGCAGAACCCTCACCTTTTTCAAATACTTGAGTTCTACTAACAGTATGCTTAACATATACAGGATTTATACCAGCTTCATATTCAAGAATATTAGAAAGTTCTGCAATACTACTCCAATCCTCTTTATAACGTTCATTATCTTGAACAGTTTTAAGTAATTCAACAGGATCATAGAAACGTTGAGTAACTTCTGAATTATTATCAAATGCTTTAGTAGCAATAGAAAATTTAATAGGTGAATTACCAGAAATAGATACATTGCTTACAGCATCTCCATATTTATTCTTAATATATGCAACATCAGAGTATATAGCATTAGTAGCCATATAATACTCATATATGTCTTCGTATTGATCTCCAGTAATTGGATCTGTATACCCTGTAGTATATGAACTATCATTAGAATCTTTAGATACAGCAGCTCCATCTTTAAGACCAAATTGACGAACCATATTTGGAATTATACTATTAAGCTTATTATTAAACTTTTGAACATCAGCCGGAGTATCAAGATAATATATAGTATGTGGATAACTAGGATGATTTAAAGCTCCATTATAGTTAGAAACATCAAGTTTATTTCCAGAAGTATAATGAATAATTACTTCACGTCCATCAATAGAAGTTTGAATAAATTTATGATAAGCAATTTTACCTTTACCTTCACCAAGTACAGCTTTCATCATAACAAAACGTTTACTTCCATCAGCAGTATTACCTGATTGAAAATAAATATCATCTTGTGTGACTGAACTTTTTTCACTACATATAATAATATTTTGAAGTCTATTAGAAATTTCAAGTCTAGCTTCAGTTATATTACCACTATTTAGAGCAAGAATTTCTTTAATAGCATCACTAATATATTTATTATATTTATTTAATTTATTAATACGAGCTTCTTCAGTTTCATCAGTAATAGATCCCATTATAGTATTAGGACTTGTAGGAAATAAAGTATTAATCTCATCCGTTTGAGGAATAACAACAGATATCCCTTGTCTATTACCAATAAATATATCACCAATGTGATTACTAGAAAATTTATTTATATTTTGAATAATACCTCCAGTTTTAGGATCTCTAGCAATACCTGTTTCATCAATATAAACAATTTGAACTCTAGGTTTACCTTTAGAATCAACAACATCTTTCGTAGGTTTAATAGATTTAACTAAAGAATTACGATGATGCATAATAGGTAATCCTTGTTTAGCTTCTTTATCTTCTGCACGAGCTTCATCATTAATCAAGACTCTACCCGAGCTAATATGACTTATTCTAAAAATATTAGAACCAGTCATACGAATATCATTACGTATAGCTTGATTATTTTTAAAGATCATTTCATGACGATTGATAGAATCATTAAAATGTTTCTTAATTCCATTAGCATTTATAATACTTTGCATATTTGAATTAGTAATTCTAAATGCAGGAAATAAATCAAGACATATTTGATATATTTGATTATATGAAAGAGCCACATTGTTAATATCTATTTCACCATCAGTAGAACCTTCATATTCTGAATCAACTATACTAGTAAGAGTTTCACTATCAAGAATATTTTTAATTTGCTTAGAAGTAAGATTAGAATATATAAGCTCTTTAAAAGCATTCATTAGAGGTTTAAATCTATCTTTTCTAAATAGATCAAAGATAATCTCCATGTTACGTTCAGAATCTTCTCTATCTTTAGCAGATATATTATTACGAGGTTTAAAAGCTCTATCATAATGAAACATGAATCTAAAGATCTCTCTTTGATATTCAGCAAATATATTAGCCATTTCATCGGTAAATGCAAATTTACGTGGATAATATTGACCATTTGCACCTTCAACAGTATAAGCTATACCTTCTATAATAGTTTCTAGTTTAGGAATAGAACCTAATTTATATTCTTTACCATTTCGATTAATAACTATATCATATGTAGCTTTATTCGGATTTTCTTCAAGATTTGTTCTTACTACAGAAACTTCATCACCTTTACTAATATCTGAAAGTATTTCATAAATACCTAGATTAGAAGTAATAATATTATTTAAAATATCTTCTGGAGCACCATTAGGATCGAAAGTAATATCAAGACCTTCATGATATGTTTTACTAATAATTTCAGGAGTACGATTAATAAAATCAATTACTTGAGATTCATTAAGAGGTAAACCTCCAGTAGCTTCAGTATCTATAAGATCATAAAAGAAACTATAATTATTATAAAGTTCTTTATAAAGATTATCTTTAGTTTCTCTAAATTTAGCATTATAATAATCTCGTCTATTACTAAATTCAGTTTTAAGGAAATTAGTAACATTTATAATAGACATAATCTCAGGAATAAGATTTTTATAATTATCGCCTCGATATTCACGCATACTATTAACGAGATCATAATAATTAATCTTAGTAGTTCTAAATCCACTTCTATCGCTAATGAAAGCAACAAGAGAACCAAAGAGATTAAAATTATCAATAAAGATACCTCCTAAATCTTGAGAAATTAAAGCATATTTATTACGAAAAGTTTCATCAAGTCTTATAGCAATAGCATCTGAATTTAAATTACTATCACTAGTAAGAATTTGAGCCATTTTAGATATAAAATCTGATTCAAAAGAAGCATTAAGAGCTGTATTAATTGAATTCATATCAGATTCCCAATCAGAATCTTTACTATAAAGACTTTTTAATTCATTTAAAGCATCAACTGCTGTTTTAGCTGAACTACCATCATTTAATCTAATTGTATTATTATTACCATCGATATTTATATATACTGCATTAGATAATTTAATAGCAACATCTATAATTAACTTTTCTGGTTTATTAAGTTTACCATCAGTAAAATATTTATTCATTAGATTTTTAATGAAAGCATCACTATCATATTTAGTACTACCTTTAGTATGTTTTAATAGCTTCGGAACCAATAATAAAGTATTCAGCATATTCGAATCAAATAAGGCTAAATTTGCCTCATTTTGACTCAATAGAGACACTAAAAATTCATTAATGGATTCTAAATCCACTCCTTCAATTTTAAAGTCTATAATAGGCTGATTTGCGGCTTTTACAAATTCAATAGGTGTATCATTTTGATTTTCAGTAATGGTATCACTTTGAAATTCAGTAGTAATACCATTAGCACTAGAAACAGTCTCTGTAACTTCAGTTCTAGGAGCAGAATTTATACTATTAGAATCTAATTTAGAATTTAAATCATCTATCTCTCTTTCAACAGACCTACCTTCAGAAGGAATGAATCCAGTAGAATTAGCTTCTAATTTCATATATAAATCTATACCTTTAGAACCATAAACACGTTCTATTGCATTCATGATTTCTTTTCTGGCACCTGTTGAATCTTTTGAGAAATTTGCAGGATTAGGATCAATAGCGTTTAAATATTTATTTCTAATATTTTCAATTTCACTACTAATAGCTGTAAATGCAGCAGCAACACCATGTAAAAAATAACCTGTGGATTCTATTGTACCAACACCATTTTCCAAAAGATATGATAAAGCTACGGGAGATGCGCCAACAGTATCATCAGTGGAACTCTGTTGAGTTTCGTAGCCCCCAGTAGGGGACAAGGACTGGTCGCGAGAGGAACTTTCTGTATGCTTTGCGATAAGAATATAATCATCATTAGGATTACTCATGTTAGCAGGAGTAAGCACATAACGATTAATTTGACCTTCAAATCCTTCAAGTCTAATACCAGCATCTTTACGTGGATTAGGAGTATCAAGAACTCTATATTCAATTCCACCTATAGAAACATAGAGAGCATATTTAGGATTCTTACGACCAAGATTATCTTCTATAGTATCATTAATTAAATCAAATTTGGTTTGAATTGCTTTAGCTTCTTGAATAATTTTATTAGTAAGTTTATTAATATCTGATTTAGTTGTTTCCTCAAGACCAAAGTGTTCATCAGCTAAGAATGAAGGTAAAGGTTTACCATTAGCTTTAAGAACCTGAGCTGTATAACGACTTAAATGTTGAAGATAATCATTAAGTTCAGCACTAATATCGCCTCCAGTTTTATTAGGTACATACTCAATTTCTTGTCCGGTAATAGCATCATTCCATTTGAATCTATGAGCCATAAATATATTATCAAATATAGAATATTTAGCAGCAAGTCTAATAACAATCCATTTAAGATCTGTTATAGTCATAGTATCAAAAGAATTATCTAAAGCTCTTTCAGTATTAGCATTAAATTCTTTAATTTCATTAAGAATCATTGCATCTTTAGAAGATAAATTTTTAGCTTTAAGTCTATTATTTATAACAGTACTTATAGGAGTATCTAATACTTGAGATTCAGATATTATACTATTATAAACATCAGATGCTTCTTTAGATAAACTATCAATACTTTTAAAATCTGTATATGATTTACCAAATGTTCCAGAACCTATTTTAGGTTTATCAGATAAATCATCTGTTTTAAGATCATTAATATCTTTATCTAGTTTAAGTTGACGTTCTTTTTCAGCATTAATCGCTGCTGTTTGACGATCAATTGCTGCTTTATTATCAGCTTCTTGTTTTTGTAATCTAGCTAATCTAGCTTTATATGCAGCAAGACGTTCATCAGTATCAGAGAATTTAGCTTCGTCTTTTTGTAAAGATTCAGATGATTTATAAGTATCAAGTTCATCCATTAAATCTTTATTATTAGCAGCTTTGATTTCATCTTCATATAACTTAATTTCATCTTTAATGTTATTATATCCATCACCATTAAGATAATAATCAAGTTCTGCATTAATAGCTGTATTACGTCGATCAAAGAATTCTTTAGCTTCTTTAGGATTAGTAAGATTAGCCAACATAGTTCTAGCTTGTTTAGCTGTATCTTTATCATCCGAATTAATATCTAATTTTTCTATAGCTTTAGCTGCTTCATCTCTAGTAGCTTGAAGTTGCTTTAATATTTTGTTATTATTTTCAAGTTTACTATTAGCACCTTTAAGAGCAATTTTAAGACCTAATAATTGTTCTGGCGTTGCATCTTTAGAAGCATTAGCGATAGATTTTTCAATCTTATCAATTTTAGTTTTAAGATTAGATATTATATTATCATAAATTCTAATAGCTTCTTTAGTAGATTCTAATATAGCAGATTGTCTAGCATATTCACTAAGAGCAGCTTTCTTATTAGTTCTTTCTGTTTCATCAGAATACTTATTATCAACATAGTTATTAAGATATTCTTTAGATTCAGCTTCACGTTTAGCATACTCATCAGGATTTGCAGTAATGTTAGCTATTTCAAGTTCATTGAGTTTCTTTTGAGCTTCAAGATTAGCAAGACGTCTATGATATTCGTATTCAGTTTTATTATTAGAACCTTCAATAGAGTCAAAATGATCTCTGTATATACCTTCAACAGCTTCTATTTTATTAAGAGTTTGTTCAAAGTAATCTGCATTTGCTAAAAGAGGTTCTCCTTTATCAAGAGCTATTTGTTCTTCAGCAGTAAGACTTTCGTTTCTATCACGTTTATCTTTAAGAGTTTGAATTTCTTTAAAAGAAGCACTCATGTTTCTAAGCATCTCTTTATATAATTCAAGAGAACCATCCAATTGATTAGCTGCAACTTGATTAAGAATAGCTTCTTGTTCTTTAAGTTTAGCACCGACTATATCACCATTAGCTAAAGCTTCAACTATATCATCAAGTCCAGAACGCATAGATTCAACAGCTGTTTCAAGACCTTTTATATACATTTGATCTCTTTCAATACCTTTTTTATTTAATTTACTTTCAATGTAAGGCATAACAGCTTGCATTCCAGCTCCACCGAGAAGACCTCCAATACCTTCTGTCCAAATATCAGCATCACTAAGATAGCTTCCAACACGTTGACTAAAATCAGCAAGAGCATCTGTATCAGAAAGTAATCCAAAATCTCTACGAGCTGAATGAGCACCTTCTTTCATAGAAATACTCATTGTCATTTCATCGGCCATTTCAGCTAAAGAACCAGCAGCAAATCCACCAATACTTTTAAGAAGTTGATTACGTTCATTTTGAGGTATAGCATTTAATGTACGAACTATAGCAAATTTATCTCCAGTTGCCATAGCTTTACGAATGTTATCTCTAGTAGCTTTAGTAAGAGTTTTAGCAGTACCTAAGATATTCATCCATTCAACTACGTCATAAGCTATATTAGACATAGATCTCCAATATCCTCTTGAAGCAGCAGCATCAGCATATTGATCAGCTAAACGTTCTATAGTTTCATTAGTTAAAGGAACTTCTTCAACTCCTCGCATTTTAAGAATAGGATTACCATTTTCATCATATTCTGTATAGTTCTTATAATTATCGAGAAACCATTGACGTTCTTCTTCATAAACACCATAAGCTTCACGAGAAGAATCAAGAATACGACCTATAACAGCAGAACCATAAACATCAGCTAATTTATTAGCTCTAGCTATAGCTTTACCTTTTTGAAGTTCTGTGCCTAACTTAAATAAATCTTTAGCATATTTAGATTTACTTCCAAGATTAATAGCTTGTCTAAAGGCTTTACCTAATAATAAAGAAGCTCCACGTGCAGGAAGCATTATACTAACAGCACTACCTAAAACAGATGGAGTCATAGATGCCCAATATCCACCACCTTTCATACGATCAAATAAATCTCCGGTTTGAGCTTGTTTTGTCATATAAATAGGAAACATTTCTTTAGTACCTTCATTAATAGAATTACCTAGTTGTTCTAAAAAATTACGAGTATAAGCTTCATCATCTCCAAATAATTTAGAAGGAAGTGCAAGTATAGAACCTGCACTTTCAATTGTACCTCCAACTATTTCTCCAACAGTTTGAACAAGAGAGTTACCAATACGATTCCAAGTAGATTGATTTCTCGCACGACTCTCTACATAATTACGATAGTTACTAGGAGTAATACCTATGCTACCGTTATGCTTTTTGGTAAGATTCAGATATTCGTCATTATCCATACGATTATCTGGTGATTGAGAACCTATTTGATCAAATATAGGTTTAACTTCACCATTATATTGAATCTTGCCATCCTCTCCAAATAGAGGTATTGCTTCATACGTTTTATCGTTAGGCATATTATCTTAACATAAGAGGATCATTAGACCAATAAGAAACATCATAAGCACTCTTTTGCTGAGGAGTAAGATATTGAGTAGGAATGAAGTTTTCTTTAAGTTCATTGCCGTGATTAAGTTTGTATATTAATGCAGGTAAGTTGTTACGTAAAGAAACATTATCAGCAAAAGAATAATTTAAAGAACCTTTAGCGTATTCAATATTAACGTAACGATTCAAAGCTGGATTATATTTTTGAACATTAACACTATAAGTACCACTAGGGTGCTTAGTAATATTATATTTAAAATCACCAGATGTTATAGGATAATAGTTACCACGAGGATCAATATTAGTATCGTTAGTAATAACATCAAGAGCTTGCGATACATTACTTACCATTTGACCTCCAATAGTATTAAATCTATTTAGAGAACGTTCTTGAGGATTAGTAATACGAGAAAGATCTGCACCAAGCTGTTCAATATTTCCACTAAATGCCATAATCTCATTAGCAGTTTGCCTTTGATAAGCATCATAAGGATTAGTCATAGCTTGATTGTATGAGCATTGAGCACCTTTTCTCATAGCATCTCTAAGAGCCATATTAGCACCATCATCATCAGTATATAATATAGCTTCTCTAGGAACTTGATTATCACCTTGAGCAGGTATAGTAACTTTCAAATATAGACGACCTGTAGCATCAGAACCAATAGATAAATTTCTAGCTGACATCTGATATACAGCGTTATTACCAGAACCACTCTTACGAGAACTAAATATATCTTTAAAATCTTCACTAGAAGTCAAAGGCATACCAATAACCTTTTCTAAGAACTTAGCATTCTCAGGATCATCACCAAGACTTGCAGTAGCAAAATTCCAAATACCAGCATTATCTTCAAGAAGTCTAGCAACACCATCAAGTGCGTCACTGAATGCAGCTTTGTTATTACTAATAGGAGTAAATAAAGTAATAGGTGTTGTTTGTGGTTTAATACCTACATTATTTGCAGCAGTTAAAAAGTATCTAGTAAGATTACTTTTATCAACCTTACCTTTATCTATAAATCCAGTATAAGATAAGCTAGCTCTAAAGTCTTTTAATTCAGCACCTTCGCCATAACGTAAAAAAGTATCAATTATATCTTCTGGACGTTTAAGGCTTTTAATAGCAGCTGCAAGTTCATCTTTATTATCTCCTCGATAATAACTTAAAAGCTCAGCTTTAGTATCTTCAATAACTTCACTATGATCAGGATTATTACCATCAAGTTGTCTAAACATTGAATCATAAATAGCATTATTCTGTTGAATAATGTTTTGAGAATCAATATAAGACTTTTCAGCTTGTTGATAAAGATAACGAGACTGATCATCTTCTGCATCTTCATATTTAGCCATAGTAGCCTTAGCATTATCTAAAGCTTCTGTAGCTGTTTTAATGTTTGCATCTACTATAGCAATCATAGCATTACCCGGAAGATTAGCTCTAGTAAAACCAATAGATTCAGTCATTTGACCTTTAATCTTTTCAAGTTGTTCTCTTTTAGCTTTAAGAGAATCAAGAAGAAGATTATCAAACCACTTAACATCAGTCTTACTTTCAACAGCTGTATAAGCACCAATCTTAGCCATATTCAGTAATGAGTTTATATTTTGCTCTATATAGATTTTATTATAAGTAGCACCCATACGGGCATGATAAGCTTCATCAGATTCATTAGGTTGTTGCTGCAAAGCACTCATACTATTTGCCATACCTTGATCAATATACTTTTGAATAACAGCAGGATCTTGCATAGCAATAGCTTGTTGTTGTCTAGTAAGTTTAGCAAAGTCAGAAGATAATAATAAAGTTTGTTGCATCTTAGGATCAGTAGCAACATATTGTTTAAGTGCATTAGTTACAAGTGAACTATTAGTACCACCTTGTTTACTATTAAGCCACTTATCAATTTCAGCTTCTTTAGCCATAGCTGTTCTAAATTCAGGTTTAGCCGAGAGAACAGCAGTGAATACTTCACGAATCTCATCTTCTGTTACAGATTCAATTGTACTATCACGAGTAAGAATACCGGAAAGATTACCCCCTCTATCAGCAATAATCTTTTGAACAGTAGCTTGTACTTGTTCAGATGTACCTGGAATATTCATCAAATCAGTAGCATCTTTAATAAATTCAGCATTAAATACAGAACGCTTATCAGCTTTCCATGCTTTCATCATTTCAAGAAGCTCTTTTTGATATACAGAACGATCATGACCTTTACCAAGAGCAGTACCAAATGTAGTAATTGATTGTTTACCATTACCACCAAGACTACCACCAGCTTTATTAAACTTCTCAAGAATCATAGCTCTATTTGCAGCTTTATATTCTTCAGGAGCATCACTAGTTTCATTCTGTTGCATAAGAGCATCAAATTGAGCTTTATTACTTAGAATTGTTTTAACACCTTCATCAGTAAGAAATTTACGAGCACCATCGCTAACAGCTGTATCAGCAAAGAACCATCCTCCATCTTCATCTACTTTTTCTTTAATTGCTTCATTTATATTATTAACTTTATTTGCTAATGCTTCCTGTTCAATATCGATAGGTGCAGCATTATATTCGGCAAGTTTAATTGCCATTTCATTATATGCATTTTCATTTCGAATAGCACGTTCTTGCAAAGAAGACATAATTGCAAGATTTTGATCCATCATTCTAGCACGAGGAGTAAACATATCTTGCATTTCATTACGTTTAAAGTCTTTACCAGACTTAACAACTATATTTTCAATACTATTTATGATTGCCATAAGAATTAAATTTATATATACAACAAAACTCCGGACGTTAATCCGGAGTTATAACAGTAGTTAATTAAGCACATCTTTTACCACCATATCTTTTCTTAACTTTACCACCACATCTTTTACCTTTAAGAGCAACAGCGTCTTTACTAAAGAGTCTTGATATTTGTTTATCAGATAGATTCTTTAAGAAACCTATAGACTTATCATTAGATAATAGATGTAATATATTAGAATTACGCTTATCATTGAGAAGAGTATAATCATTAAGCATTTTCTGAACATCTCCTGTTAAACCTACAAGAGCATCTCTTATACCTGTATTGCCTTCTGCTAACAAAGAAGCTGCAAGATTAGCTTTCTCAAAAGCATCAACTTCATTCTCGTATTTAATTTGTTTGTTCTTAGCAGCAATTTCAGCATTCATTTTACGAGCTTGATTTCTAATATTAAGTTCTTGCATTAACTCATCTTGTTTTAGTTTACCCAAAGCACTAGCTCCTTTACTTCTAGCTCTAAGTATAGCTTGTCTTGCTACAGAAGCACTAGATGAATTAGATTTAACAAAATCTTCAATAGCAGAAATTTGATCAATAACTTCTCTTCTAGCAGCATCAGTATTTATATCCCATTCAAGATTCATATTATCAAGATATTCTCTTTTAGGAATTGGCATATCAGAAATGCTCTTAGCAAGTTTACGTTTACTACGACCTTGCATAATACTGCCTATAAGATTACCAGCAGCACCTATTAGATTACCACTTTCATCTGAAATAAATCCACCTAAATCATAACGTTTAGTTTTACCTCCACATCTTCTAAGTATCATAGGAGGCATAAGATAAGGATTAGGATTAATCATCTGTTTAGTTGGATTATCAACTTGAATATTTAAATCACTAAAAGGAGATACTTGAACAGAACCCCCATCAGCTTTCTTAACTCTTCCACCACATCTCATATCAACTTCACTAAGCACAGCATCTTTAATATGAGGAGGTAATCCGGATATAACAGTTTGACGTTTATTCATAGCATCTTGAGCCATAAAATTAGCAATTATATTAGCTCCCATTGTAGCACCACTCATAGCTCCTGTGTTTACAGTAGATGTAATAGGAGATACAGTTTGAATATCCATTTCAGCAAATTGAGAAGTAGGTGCTGCAAATTGTAAAGGTGGAATAGCTAAACCTCCATTAGGATATTTACGTCTACCTCCACAAGCAAATATAGAGCCTCCAAGAGCAAATTCTTGTTTAGGCTCTGCAACATCACCAGATTCAGCCTTCATAGCTTCTTGTTGATTATAAAGATTATTCAGTTCAGCTTGAACTCCATTAATTTCAGCAAGAAGTCTATTGTGTCTAACAGATTGCTTTTCAGTATTACGAGCATTAGTGTTACGATCTATAGCATAAGTACTACGATCTGTAAGTCGTAAAAGACCTCCTAGCATTACAGAACTTTTAGCAAGTTTATCTTCAAGATAACCTTTATGTAACATAAGAGGTTTAGCAATATCTGCAAAAGTTCTATCTCCTAGCTTAAGAGTATCACTAAATATATAATCAGCATTACTTCCATTGAGTATTGCTTCACCACCTTCCACTTCTGCATTTGCTCCATAAGGAACACCGCCTTGTTCATGACTAGGTCCTTCAACTATTGCCGCATTAGATGCAACTTGATTTATAGAACCTCCATCAGCATATCTTTTACGTCTACCTCCACATCTAAAAGCAAATTCATAATTTTCTTTTGTAGGGACACCAATCATATTATATTGATTACTAACAGTTTGAGTATTACCTGTAGGTATAGGATTATCTCCATAAATGTCTATAGGATTTGTATTAATTGTAATATCATTTAAAGCTTGTTGATCAATACGAATATCATCTTGACCAAGCTCATAATTCTTAGTAATATCTGCTCTAATAGCAGCTTCTCTAGCTTTACGTTTTTTTCTTCGTCCACCAAAGATACCACTAATCAAACCTGAAACACCACCGATAATACCTCCGATAACTCCGCCTATAGCAGTACCAACTCCAGGAACTATACTTCCAGCAGCAGCACCTACGGTAGATCCAATTCCAAGACCTTTAGCTAAACCACTCTTAGTTTCAGCACCTTGAATACCTCTACCTGCACCCCAACTACTTCCGGTAACATTATTAACATTATCTCTAGCACCTCCTAGATCATAACGTTTACGTCTACCTTTAAGCGTTTTAATCATACCACCATTATTAAATTCAGTTTTATTATAAAAGGCAGCTCTTTCTCTAAGAGTTTTAAGATTGTTTGGATCTAAACTCTTATTTGTTTTCTGATGTTTAAACAAATATGTAGCTGCATCCTCAGGAGTCATAGCATTTACTGCTTTTAATGTTCCTTTGGGTAAATGATAATTTAAATAATAATCTAATTGATTAGATTCATTATCTGTTAGTTTATTATCTTTAAGATACTTTTGATATTTACCATAATTATATCCAGTATCTTCAACAAACTTAAGACCTAACTTCTTTTTTTCATCATCACTAGAAGGTCTTAAATTTTCAAATGAAAGAAGACCTCCATTAATTATACGATTAAGATTACCTTCAGTTTCACGTTGAATCTTACGATAATTAAAAAGATCATCTGTATTATCAGAAGTAGTTTCACCTTGTATTAGAGCCATTAAAGCACTAGCAGAAGCATGATTAAATCCTTTTTTTCTAGCAATATTATAAATACCACGCATACGCTTAGTAACTTTATCATCTAATAGAAGTCTAGGATCAATAATCTTAGTATTAACACCTTTCATACCAACGCCAGTCTTAGCCATATATTTAAGAATTTCTTTAGGTGAAGCCCCAACTTGACTAAGTGAATCTACTTTATGAACTTCAGGTCTACCAATAAGACCTTTAATGTTTTTATCTTTATGTAGAGCTTGAATATAAAGACCTGTGCCTCTAGTATTTAAATCTTTAGTAGCATTATGTATTTTATATAGAGCTTTAAGAAAAACACTTTGAGCTTCAGTATCATTAGTTATCTTACTCTTTTTATAATCTGGCATATTACTATCAATATTAGAAGAGTTCCTCTCCCTTCCACAAGCTCTTTCCCTACCGGGGTCTACAGAGTTCCTCTAAGTTCATAATCTAGTATTCTTAGTAACAACAACGTTAATATCATATAATCTAAGTTCAGCTTGTTTGATATTAGAATCTTTACTAGTAATATCAATATTATCTGAATGCTTATCTATGATAGCATTGACATCAGTTTCATTAATATCTTCGTTAGTAGTAGTATCAATAAAACGATTTAAGTACACCATTGTAATATACCCGAATTGATTCTGAATCTTGCTGTATTCATACCATGCTTTAGGCTCATATCTCATTCCTAAGAGGCGATCTATTTCAAAAGGTATATTAGATGGATTGAGAATTTGGAATGCTCTATCGTTGTCTATATGGTCTTCTATGAAATTCCATAAATAGCGTCCAGCTTTGTACTTAAGAGTATGGTCATCATACCAAGTTTCATCTAGAATCATTGGAAGAATGCCAGTACTTTGAGTATCAGTATTAATCATTAAATAATCAATAGTCTTATCATATAAGAATTTAATCTTATCAGCAGTAAGATGATTCCAATTATGAACAAGTGCGCTATTCCATTCAATATGATTAAATAGTTTACTAACAAGAGGTTCTTCATTATATATAAATTGAACAATAGATGGCATTATCTTATTATCAAAATATATACATTTATTAGGTGCATTAATCTTATAAATCTTAGTATTATTTGTATCAACAACAAATGTACCTAAACGATTCGACCAAGTAATAATAGGATTATAAGAATGAAAACTAATCCAAAAATTAGTCTTAAGATTATATGAAATCGTATAAGTATTATCTGGATTATTAGAAACAAATATGATACGACTATTATAATCATCGAATATAAAGAAATTACCATTAGTATTTAAAGGATTAATAGCATTTTCTTTAATATATTCTTTAAACCAACCTTGAAGACCTATAGATGAAATATCAGATACATCCGATTCACCTTTAACATGATATATAGTACCTGTAAAGTTATCACAAACGAAATAACCATATCGAGTAATAATAGAAGAAAACTTATTATTACATCCGATCTTACCGGTATTATTAAAGATAATTTCAATAGGAGTTCTTTCAAAAATATCACTAATACCAATATAAGTCCCATCTTCTTCTTGATTAAGACTATCTTTAACAGATGTTACAAATAGAGTATGTTCCATTTGAATATAAAGAGATTTAGCATCTGATAAAAGATTTACAATAGAACCTTTAGTAATAGGAATATCTTTATAAGAATCAGCTTTAAATTTACGCCAACCAATATCATTCGATTCCATATTATTAACATTAGAACGAATAATTCTAGCAGCAAATGTATCTTTTAGATTATCAGTAGATTTAAATTGAGTAATATCATTGAAACCTTTCCAATTCATTTCAACATCATAAGCACTTCCATCTTCGGTATGCCAAAAGTTATCAATAACATAATCTCTATAACCTAAATCAATAATAGAATCATAATCAAAAGTAGTCGGATATATATCCATAGTATGAGGTGCATATTCCTTACTAAGACCACTTGTGAATTTATTGATAATAGTATTGATATTAAATTTATTAGCTTTACCAGAAAAATTATTATTAGCCGTAGTACCTTTATATTTAATAATAGAACTATTTACATTTTTACCACTATGAAGTGCAAGAAAATTCATTCTACTTTTAATATAATAAGTAATAATCATACGATGAATATGATAGATATTATTATTATGATGAGTAGCATCTCCAACATTATTGAATTTATTTGAAGGACAAGTGCAACGTTGAGTAACACAGGCTGGAAATGTATCACCAATAAGAATAATTTCATCAGTATTCTCTATAGGATATATACTAGATGCAGCAACTAAAGATAAATTAAATAAATCAGGTACAGGAATTGTATTAACGTCATAATAACGATTTAAATCTACGATACCTCTATTAAATATAGTAAACGTATCAAAGTTATAATATTTTTTATTCTCATTATAAAGAAGAATCCAATTAGAATCATCTTTATTAGATACTTCAATAATAATAGAATTATATTCTTCAGCCGTAAGAGTCTTAACAGTAATTTCACTACTTAAAACTATAGTAGCTTCTTTTTCATCTGTTATAACTTCCCAAGTGCCTTCTGAATTTTGTTTTAAATATTCAGCATTATTATAACCATTAGCGTATATAAGTTTCTCTTTAATAGTAGTTAATTCTTGTCTATAACTATCCGAATCATCATCTTTGGTTATAACAGAAATAATCCTAGTTTGAGTTCTTACATCTCGTTTAATACCATCAATTTCTTCATCAGCTTGTTTATAAACAATATCCGTAAGAGACTCATTAGGTAAACTAGTTCCACCTTCGCTATCAGTACCTTCTTTGGCTAAACCAAAGATATTTTCTTGAAGCATAGTAGAACCATTAATTAATTTGAAACTACTATCACATCCAGCATTAGATATAGCACTATTATTTATAGGATAAAAGTCTGCATTAAGAATCGTAGGATATGGAGCATTATTTGCAATATCTGTAGTTTCTGTATCAAGAATAGAATGAACAAGATCTCCAGATTCCCAAGGGCCTTTGATATGATCTCCCCAATCAGTAAACATATTAAAATCTTTACTAGTCTTAGGCATATCAGTCTTCTTAGTATATTTACTAAGTCTATCAAAAGCTCCTAGATATTCACCGGCATTAATTGATTTATCAGGAGTATTAAGATTCTTGCCATTAATAAGATTTTCTTGAATAAGAGAATTTAATCTAGCTCTATCTCCTGCATTCCATGCTTGATGAATGGCATCATTTCCCCATTCAGTACCAGAACTACCTTCATAATTATTAAGGCATATTTTAGCTTCTTTATTATACCTAAGACCTTTAATATAGAATGAAGGTAACACAGTATTAGTAACAAGATATTCAATAGGATATAACCTAAAACGACTTGCGGATCTAAAAGGGTCTTCATAATTATCTCCAATTACATCATTAGTACCTATATCTCGAATAGTAAGACATTGCGAAATCCAGTTTGAAATCTCAGGTGTAGATTTAGCATAATAAATAG